GGGGGGGGGGTTACCCAATCGGACCATTCGTTTGATGTCTTACGAGCAATATTCCTACCGCCGATTTTAACATTATCAACGGCGGTCGTAACTTCAGTCTTAGTCGCCCTAAGAGCGATTGCCTCACTATTCTGCTTAATAGACGTCTCAGCTGTAGTCACACGATTCTTGAGTGCATTAACATCATCCTGAGCCTTCTTAGCATTGGCCTTAGCGGTATCGGCGGTGCTCTGTGCCGTACTAGCAGCACTAGCAGCCGCATTAGCCTTAGATTGCGCTGTAGCGGCATTCTGCTTAGCTGTGTTGGCGGTGCTCTGTGCCGTATTAGCCAACTCTTTAGCCTTGCTTGCAGCGGAGTTGGCACTGTCAGCAGCGGCCTGAGCAGAAGCAACAGCGTTCTTAGCAGCTGTTAGCTCCTCATCAGTAACATCGGCCCTATTTTGAAGATCCTCAAGGTTCTTCTGGGCATCAGCAAGGGAGGCGTTAGCTTTGTTAGCAGCAGCCTGAGCAGCGTCAGCATTAGCCTTAGCTGTCGAAGCCGCAGTAGCAGCACTAGTAGCATGCTCTTGAGCCTTGCTAGCGGCAGTCTGAGCAGCAGTAGCTGTCTCATGAGCCGTGTTAGCCGCAGCAGCAGCATCGTCAGCAGCCTTCTTAGCGTTATCAGCAGTCGTCTTTGCAGCAGTAGCATCTGTACGAACTTCTTCAACGCTACTTACTGTCTGCTCAATACGATCGCTAAGCTGATTTACGGTAGACTTGGTGGCGTAAGTTTTCTCAACAGTGTTAGAGAGATTTGTTACAGCCGTATCGTCAGTGTACTTACTGGCTTTGACCCAATCGTCCTCAGCATATGCCTGACTATCGATCTTGGGAGTCTGGCAACGCAAGATATCGCCAGTTGAGCCCTGAACCCATAAGTCTCCGATATCATAAGGTGGGGTCGGGGTGGTAATAAAGATACGTTTCTTAGCATTCGCAGTAGTTTGAGCCTTAGCCGCATCAGATAGAGCCTTAGTGATATCAGTATCCAGAATTCGTTTCCAAGAATAGACCCCATTTTGATTCATGTAGCGATAGCAGAATCCAGTCTGATTGTCGTAGTAAAGGTCACCAAGATGAGTCTGACGATCCTTCTCGGTAGTCCAATGAACCTCAGGCTCTGTCAATGCATTAGGGATTCCATCGTAGAACCAAGTCTGAATGGCACCATCAATCTGATCTTTAAGATTAGTGATGTCACCATCAAATTTACTGACAGCATTTGCCAAGTCAGATGCATTAGATTCAGCTGCTTTCTTAGCCGCGTCAGCGGTAGATTGAGCCGTCTGAGCTGCCTTAGTAGTAGTCTCAAGCTCTTTCTTTGTGCTATACGTCTGAGAAACCTCGGTACGGAGTCCAGCAGCAGATTTGCTAATCTCAGTTTTAAGATTAGTCTCGGTAGCACTCAGCTCGGACTTCTTTGTGTAGTCAGCTTCCATAGTCTCTTTGACCGTGGTAATCTGACCAGTCAAATCGTCACGAAGAGTAGCAGCGTCTTGCTTAACTGAGGTCATTTCTTTATTGATCTCAGTAATCTGAGTCTTGACGTTACCGACATCTTTGTTTGCCTGAGCAGCAGAACTTAGAGCACTATCAGCAGTGGACTGAGCATTGCTTGCAGCTGTATTAGCGTTAGATGCAGCCTCATTAGCTTTCTCCGCAGAAGACTGAGCTGAATTGGCAGCAGTTGTTGCATCATCAGCAGCCTTCTTCGCAGTATCTGCCGCAGTCTTAGCCTCAGTAGCCTTCTTTTCAACAAGAGTTACCTTAGCTTTAGTATCATTGGAAGTAGAGATAGCTGTGTCAGCTTTGGTTACAGCGTTTTCTGCTTTGTTTACGGCAGAATTAGCTATATCTGTTACCTTGTCAGCTTTTGCAGCAGCATCTGCAGCAGCATCTGTCGCGGTATCGGCCTTATCTTTTGCTTCTTGAGCAAGTTTAGCTGAATTCTTAACATTAGTACTTAGAGCATCGACTGTATCAAGACTAGCGTTAATAGAAGCATTAAGTGCCTTAAGATATGCACTCTGCTGACCAGTAAGCGTATCATACGAAGCACCTAAGTCAAACGTAGTATTCTCAGGATTCATCATATCGAGATCGATTGAATTAACCATGAGGTATTCGTCGACTTTGCGGGGCTTAGAACGAATTCGTACAGCCTGACCGAGCTGAAGATGCTTATACTTGTCACCCATGATGAGAGCGAGATCCACGGCCTTTACTGAGATAGTCAGAGCTGGGGACAAAAGAGTATTTAGTGTCTTGCACGCATAATACAGCAGACCATCATAAGTCGTAATATCAGTGTTTGAGACGTAATACTCGTGATAACCGTAACGGGCGACAGCTTCTACATCATAAACCCTATCTCCCATTTTGACAATAGTGGAAGAATAAGGCGTACCGCCATCGGTGCAACCCTCAAGTGTAATCGGCTTCATCTTGGCGTCGGGTTGACCCTCAGGCGGATTAGGAGTATAGCCCGTTGCCACAACCGCCGTGTATTGAGATTCAGTCGTGGTAGTCTTGGTGAAGTCAAGCATGTTGACGCCATAGTCGATAATCTGAGTATTGACATCATGGACGTCAGCGTAAAGATCAAGAATATTCAGATCGTCCTGATAGCGTGCGAACAGATAACCGCCGGCAGAGTTAAGGATCTTGTCCTCAATCTCAGAGGCGGTTGTTGGACGCTGTTCGGATGAACGATAGATGTAATTGTTCTTATCGAGCATATTGCCCTGATTCACACCGACTGAGAAACGCTTGCGCGAGTCAAGGCAATTAGAATTGTGCTGGTCAACCAACCATTGAAAATAACCGTCAAAAGTTGCCGGACAAGTTAAAGGCTGTTCCCCTTGTACAGTGGAATACGGACGAACTCGAGTAGCAGTTAAGTAATCGAGAACGCCCGTACAAGAAACAGAATAATTTCCCTCAAAGTCTTCATCTTTTTTAGTAATCTCACCCTTAAACAGAATAAGATTGTTGAAATAGATTCGAACTTCTTCTGCTCGTTCCTCGATTTTAGAATATAAAGAATGAGTAGGAGCGATAGTGAAATCGAAATATGAAGCAGCATTAAGTTTAGATGAAAGTTTCGTATCGGTTATACGATCATCCGTATAAGGATCGAAAAGAAGTTGCTTACCATACAGAACCCTATAACCCATGCTACCTCCAAATAAATCTTATGAAGCTTTAACCATGCCGATAACATGGACATAAACCCATCGGCTCAGATTATCAGCCGATCCCTTGTACAAATAGCAGTCGAGCGCCGTACCACCGCCATGCGTATTACAGTAAGAAATATGCGAATCAGTACGATAGTCTACACCACCGCATACGCTAACGCAAGGCTCTTCTGAAAACGCAAACGGGAATGTAACACCACTCTGAAGCATTCCAGTAGCAGTTGTTGCCGGAAAAGTAATTTTAGCCCAAGCTTCGGCCATTCCGCTTTTAAATTTTCGATATCGCCATTGACCGCTCTTACCCTGCTCAACGACATAGTCATATCCAAGCTTATCGAGCATTTCAAAATTTTGACTAAGCACTGAAGCGTTTACAAAATCGCTTCCATTAATAGTAGCCAATCCAAGATTCGGTGTAGGCATTATAAATCCTCCCAGTCATAAGTCAGATATACGACCTTTGTCTCTTCGTTTCCAATTGTAAAGTTCAGATCATTCCATGTTTTATCGGACAAATCGTTCCAACGAGTCTCAAACAAATCGTTCCAACATCGTGGTGCATTATCATTTGGGACAGCAAATTTATGAATATCATTCCATCGAATAGAACTAAGCGAATCCCAAGTAGATTCATAAGCTCCATTTTCTTCAAGTTCATCCCAACGAACGTATTCTAGAACTTTGCTATTAACATACAGTTCATTATATCCGTCTTTAAAAATAACGTTATTCAATCTGTACGTTCCTGCTGGAACAGTTTCTTCTTTTCCGTTAAATGATATTGTAGTTACAACGTCACTTTCTATAACCGGGTATACAGGCCGTCTACCAGACTCAAAACGATACAGCTTACCACCAGTAGCATTGAGTCGATAAGCACAATGTTCTTTCAACTTATACGGATCTGCATCGACCTTAATCTTGAACTGTCCGAGAAGGCCATTTGCATAAGCCTCGTGACTGTAGGAATCAACAGAAAAACGTCCGTGGTAGGTATAGCCAGGATCCATCGTCATTGTATAATCGAATGCTCGACCATGGAGGAAGTTGCTTACCTCAGTCTTGACCTTCTCGAAATTCTTTACGTCGATAACAGCAAACGTGAATTCCTGTTTGCGATTCTTATAGGCGACATCCCCGGTAAGTGCCTCGGTCAAATCAATGACTCCGTTGCCTCCAGGGATGTCAACCGTATAAGTCTTAGGCTCAGGAGGCTCCAGCGTGTAACCGTCCAACAGAACCATCTGAAAACGAATTGACAAATCAACACCGTTTACAATTAGACGGTTGTTGGGTAAATCTGGGTAACTCACGCCAGACCTCCTCTCCTAGAAAGAATACCAAGCTGTTGATTCATAGGCTTGGCAATAGATGAAGCAAGTTTCTTGCCATCAACATACATAGCAGTCTCAGAATTTGCCACAGCATCAGCGTAGCTTCCGAGATTGTCGTTAAGCTCATTGATAGCGTCAAGAACCTTGGTATTGGATTTCATCGTCTCAAGGTTAGACTGCTCAATAGCCGATTGCATATTACTCATGGGATTCGTAATGTTACCGACAAATCGAGTATCAACCTTAAACCGCTTATTGCTCATAGAAGCAAGGACATTATTCGAATCAATAACCGGAGTAAGAGTCGCAGTTGCCCCGGACATCGAATCTTGCATCTTAGCGACAGCAATGTCGCCGACTGATGCGGCTGTCATGCCAACTTTCTTCTTAAGAGCTATAATGCCGTTGATCAAGCCCTGATCGAAGAATACACCAATTTGACGAGTAAACCTTGATGGGGATTTCTCACCAGTAGCGTCCTTAGTGGCCTTAACCGCCTTAGCACCCATAGCAGCGGCAGCGTTAATTGCCTTGTAGGCTCCAGCATTGATACCATTAGCCATACCCTGAGCGAGATTCAAACCAATGTTGTAGAAACTACCACTATCGACAGCAGACTTACAGGAATTTACAACATTACGTACAGCAGTAACACAGGAAGACTTTCCGTTATCAATACCACGCTTAAGAGCTGTCGTCATAGCCTTACCGGCATTCTCGAAATTCGTACGAGATGCCGCGCCACTAGACGTCGCCTGATTTCGCATAGCAACCATGATGGACTTAACAGCTGTGGTCGCTGCGCCTTGCTGGTTAGACAGTCCGTTAGTTAATGCCGTAGCAAATCCTTGAGTAATAGTGTTTGCTGCCGTGGTAAACGAACCAGCTGAATTGGTGATAGCAGTTGTAGCAGAATTCAAAACCGTAGTAAATGCGTTTGAAATCAAAGCGGAATTTGAAGTAATAGCGTTAGCAACAGTCTGTAAGCTAGTTCCGACACCTTCAGCGGTACCACTCAAAGAAGCTGGGACATTCTTTAAAGCGGATGCAAACTCCTTGATTTTTGCCGCAACACCACTAAGATCTGTAGAACCTAAAGTTGTAACAGCGCCAGCCATGGTTCTCAATCCACTAGCAGCAGTAGATAAGGTTCCAGCTGAAGTCTGTGCCGTAGAAAAGGCATTTATTCCAGCCGCAAGACTAGAAAGCCCAGTTCCAATACCTTCTGGAATCGTAACACCGGACCATGCCGTCACGGCACCAGCAAGACTCTTAAGAGGTTCGACTATCTCGCTGATTCCTCCACCAGCAAATCCGCTAAAAGTAAAGGAATTAACGCCGGAAGCTAAACGCTGAAGCATCCCTTGAATATCTTCAGGAACCTCGACGCCATTCCACTTCTTGACAGATTTTGCCAAGTTACCTAGAGGTTCAGCTACGGAAGCAATTCCGCCGCCAGCAAGACCACTGAAAGTAAAGGAATTGACACCAGTAGCAAGACCTTGTAACCCGGCTTGTAATCCGTCAGGAATTGTGACATCTGACCACTTCTTAACAGATTTAGCTAAGGTTCCGAGAGGTTCTGCCACAGAGGAAATCGATCCACCAGCCATGCCACTAAAAGTAAAGGCATTAACACCGGAAGCTAAGCTAGACAAACCGGTACCAATGTTCTCCGGAACTACAACTGAACTCCATTTTGACACAGAAGAAGCCAAAGTGCCAAGAGGCTCAGCTACTTCGGAAATAGCACCAGCACCCCAACCAGAAGCCCAGAATTTTCCAACACCATCAGCCAACTGACCAAGTTGATCGGCCAATCCATCCGGTACGGTTACTCCAGACCACTTCTTCACAGAATCAGCAAGTGTTCCTAATGGTTCAGCCATCTCAGAAATAGCTCCAGCACCAAAACCAGAGAAAGTGTTAATAAGACCGCCAAGAGCAGTCTCGCTTAAAGCTCCCATCATGGACGTTAATCCACGACTAATGTCATCCCAGGACATAGATCCAAATTTGATTAATGCATTTGCTAACGAATCTAATTGCGAAACAATTGCATCAATTGATATTGCTCCCAAAGCAGCCGAAACACCCATAAGACCTTCGGTTCCCGTAGCAATTACCAATTCGGCTAATGCACCACCCATGGAAACTAAGCCGGTCTTAACTTGATCCCAAGACATTGACCCGAATTTTACTAGTGCGTCTGCCAAAGTTCCCATTTGCGACGCTATCAAATCGATTCCAATAGCACCAACCACACCGCTAAGTCCACTTAACCCGGCAATGCTTAAAACTGCTACCAATTCGGCTAATGCACCACCCATGGAAACTAAGCCGGTCTTAACTTGATCCCAAGACATTGACCCGAAAGTTAACAACGCATCGGCTATAGATTGCAATCCAAACGCAACTACGTCGATACTGATAGCACCTATCAACCCACTAAGTCCGCTTATTCCAGCAACACTTAATGCAATAACCAATTCAGCTAATGCACCGCCCATTGCCGCTAAACCGGTTTTGATCTGATCCCAAGAAAGACCGGATAAAGCAGTCAACTCATCTCCGATTGGTTTTAGAGCCAATGCTAAAATAAGTATCGAAGCAGCACTAGTAATGCCTCCATCAATTCCGGTTGTATTGCTTAATACTGCAATCACAGCGGTCATCTCGACGAGAGCCAATCCGATTCCAGTCAAACCCTTTCCGATTTGATCCCATGACAGATTGCCAACCGACTCCAATGCCGGTCCGATTTTAGAAAGAGCCTGAGCAAGAATCAAAACTGCAGCCGCTCCGGTTACAGCGCCTTTTCCGCCAGTAAATTTGTCAAGAATTACTGTTGCTCCAACAAGTTCTGTTAAAACAATACCAATTCCACCAACGCCCTTAACTATGGATTTAAAATTCATAGATCCGATTTTTTCGATGGCGTTAGACAAAATCTTACATGCCTCGGCTAGAGCCAAAACCGCTATTGAACTCTTCAAACTAACTTTGGTTTTGCCAATAGCCTGCGCTGCCTTGCTTAGACCAAATAAAGAAGCTGATACGCCGCCAAGACCCTTTACGATTTGGCTAAAAGATAAAGATCCAATAGAAGCAATAGCTTTTGAGAGAGTATTTACAGCTTTTGCCACAAGAATCATAGCTGCCGCAGATTTTATAACACCCTTGGAATCCATTCCCGAAATGGATCTTAACGACATATTGAGCTCTTTCATAAGAACACCAATAACTGCCACACCACTAATCGCCTGACCTGCATCTAAGTCAGACAAAGTATCCAAGGAAGAAACGAGAAGAGTGACAGCTGCCGCTATCTCAAGAAGTGATGTAGCTTTTACTTGCGTCTGAAATGTTTGCAGAGTATCGCCAAGAGTTCCTAAAAGATCCGTAATCGATTCTTTTATACCCTTAACTTTCTCTCCTCCATCGCCAGTAAAATCATCAATAGCATCCTGAATCTTCTGAAATACTCCAGCAATATTACTAAAAGCCTTTACTATCGATCCGGCAATAAGTCCACTAAAAATATCATTTAAACTAATATTTTCTTTAAGCCAAGTCAAAGTGTTTTTTAACGGCTCAATAGCAGAACTAATAAAATCTTTAAACTTTCCAGCAATCGTATTGATCTTGCCTGTAAAGTTGTCAAAGCCTCCGCCGATATTATCAAGAACCGTTTTTAAACCATTTAAACCAATAGCCAATGTACTACTAATAGTCTCGAAAAACTTTCCCTTATCAGCCGCTTCGTCTAAACTAGTAACGAAATCACCAACAGATGCTAAAACGTCCAACAGACTTGTGGCTAGTCCTCCAAGACCATTAGCGCCTACAAAATTCCCTATAGGACCGAGAACAGACATAAGTCCCTTTTTTATCAAATCTAACCCAGAAAAGAATCCCTTGGCAATTCGACTAATCTTATTAAGAGAATCTTCCGTAGGCTTCATATTTTCCATAAGAGTCTTAAACCCATTGGAAATATTCACCAATTGCTGAGCTGTTACTGGCGGGAATACCTCTCGAAAAGCCTTCTTCACTGCTCCTGCTACTGAGACAATATTATTAAAGGCCGTAGCAATTCCGTCAATAATGGCTTTTCGTCCACCAAGATTGGCCCAATCCTGCAGTAGAGCATTTCGCGCATCAGCCGATTTATTAATCATATCTGAAAGGACGACAGAAACATTCGTCCACATTTCTCGAGCTTCTTCGAAGTCGCCGATCATAATCTGCCAAGACTTAGTCCAACCAGAACCAAGAGCCTCTTTCAAAGTATCAATCAACTGTGAGAAGGTTTTTACTTTAGTTGCGGCATCCTGAGCATCATAAGCAAGGGATAAAGTTTCTTTAATTGCATCTTTTGACTTTCCAGTTTGCTTGGCTAAGGCTTCAGCGCAACCATCAATAGCATCTTTTTGCTTCCCGATAGTATCGGTAGCTTTAGAATTAGCGTATGCTTGATCGTAGGCTGATTGGACTGCATCTTTAGAAACGTCACAATAATTAGCGACCCACTCCATTGCTCCAGAAGTAGTAAACTTCTTAAGCGTTTCAGTAAGTACCTTACTGGTTAACCAACCGGTCTGTAAAGATTCTCGGAATGAGCCATTGGCTTTAATGGCTGCTTCTGCGCCGGTTCCAAGTTCTTTAGAAGTTTCTTTAAGAGCATCCTGAAATACCTGACCGCCCATACCAGCATTAACAACCGAGTTCCAGTCCATCAACTTAACCGTACCGGTAGCAAGTGCCTGAGAAAGCTGATACATAGCAGTACTTGCCTGTTGAGAATTAGAACCAGAAACAGCGGCAAGGTTGGCAATACCCTGAATGGCGTTTACTGAAGTATTAAGATCCACGCCAGCGGCAGTAAATGTACCGATGTTTCGAGTCATCTCGGTAAAGTTATAGATGGTCTGGTCTGCATAATGGTTTAACTCATCTAATGCCGCATTAACCTGCTGGATATTTGTTCCTTCCGAACGAGTGTTGGAAAGAATTGTCTGAATGGAGTTCATCTGCGTTTCATACTCAGTGAAACCATCCATAATTGGCTGCAAAGTAAGCGATTTAGTTAATGTACTTCCAACACTTATTGCTTTATTGGCAATATTCTGAAGAACTGTCATGCCGATAATGCCAAGCGTCGAGAATCTATCTTTAATCGATTCAACTGCGCCAATGAGATTCGACATGTCTACACTCTTGGAAACAGATCCCAAATTCTTAAGAGATTCTGCGGAATCCTTAAAGTTAAGGCCTTCCTTTAACTTCTTAACAGATGAAAGGGTTTTTGCTACGCCGCTCTCAAATTGTTTATTCTCGAATTGCATCTCAACAACTCGATTATCAACACTACTCATGCTGACGTAACCTCCTTCCAAATTTCATCTACCATAGAATCAAAAATAGGCCTTATCGCAGGATTAATGTAGTCTCTTCCTTGGACATACCCACCATTTCTAGTACCATGTCCGTATTGCAAGATTACGGCAATGTTGATTCCTTTGTTAATATTGCTATTAGTCCAATAAATTGATATTCCATGAATCTCGTAATCCCAAGAAGATGCGGTTTTTCCGGAATCCACTGGGGTAGCACTAGAAAGAGCTTGAACTCCTTTTTGTCCATACTTGTTAAAGATCTGTAAATATTTTCTTTTAGACATGGCCTTAAGGAATTTCTCAGTTTTCTTAAAATCCCCTTTTTGTACAATTCGGATCATAGAAGACATAAGATTATCCCTTGGAATTCATTGCTGCTCTGCGCTTAGCGTTTAATTCGGCGTAACGTCTACGAACATCATCTTTTGACATTTTCTTGGGAGGAGCGTTCTTTTGTGAACAAACATTAATAAGAGTAAGTAACCGATTAAAATGCCACTTTTCGCATTCAAATGGAATATTTAGAGCCGTCATATAATAATATATGACTTCGTTTGTGATGAAAGAAGAAGATCTATTATTCGATCGAACATCTTTTATCACAGTCGCAGTCATCGGAGCATTTATATACTCTATGATTTTGTTATAACTTTCAACGTCAATAATTTCGTATAAACGTTCATCGACGTTTTTGTTAATCGTCATACATTTTATGTATTCGATCATTTCGTCGTATGGATGCTCGCCATCAACAATAAACGGCTTACAAAATTTTGATTCCCATTTGGAGATGGAAAGAAGCGAATGCTCAAGAAGTAACGTCCCACCGTTAACCGTAAAGAATTCATTAGTTTCATCATCAAAAAACTCAGAATCAGGAATCTTTATTTCGAGCATTCGCTTCACCTCCTTTAAGAAGCCACTATGATTACTCTACAACCTTAAAAGACTCAATAAGAGCCTTCTTATTAGGATCCTTCTCGACATCAGCAACAACGGCGTTTACAAACTTAGCATTATCAGCACCAGTGCTAGACATAAGCTCCATAACAAGATTAGTATAGGCTTCGGTCTGTGAAAAAGCCTCGGAAAGTTCCTTGGACTTGATGAAACGTCGACCATCAGAAGACTTTTCTCCGTAACACCTAAGGATAAAGTCAGACCAAATATCCCAAAGCTTCTTTACGTCTTCTTCCTTTACGACTTTCTCGATAAAACTCTCGATTCCGCCCTCAAACCCAATAATGTAACCAAGGGTTTCTGCTTTATTGAGATTAAAGTAAAAATCCTCAGTACGCTCGCAGCCATTATAATCAACATACGTAATAGACTTCTTAAGCATAGTAATAACTCCTTAAAAGATTACTTCCATTTTGATTAAATTACAGACTTCTCAGTATTCTCAGTGGACATATCGGAAAGCGATACAGCCTCAGCCGCACCAAGAGTAGTAATGATAGTCTGAGGATCGGGAAGAGATGCATCGGCAGTCTCAGAACCGTAAAGGAGCTTCTCGAGAGCCGCAAGCTTCTCCTTGTCGGCATAACGAGAATCAACCATGATACTCGCAGTAGGCTTAAAGCCAGCGATGGATACAGGAGTAGTCGTGCACTCCCAAGAAAGTGTCATAGCATCCGGAGAATCGTTAACGGTCTCGTAATTCTTCTCAGAAGGAGAAGCAGTGCAACCATAATAGATGTGGAGTCGATAAGCAACCTCGGAATCGACATCATTACCAATACGAGTACGATAGCAGAAACCGAAAGAAGTACGAGTCTGCTGACCAATGTAAGCGCCCTTAGCGATCTGACGACCACCATCACAGACAGCAAACTCATCAGGATAGGTATAAGCCTCAATCGTAAAACCAAGAGTCTCGGCAGAACGCATAACAGCATACTTACCATTATCGGCGTAAAGATCCGTAGGCTCTGCGCCATCAGGAGACTCGGTGACAGCCGTCAAACCGTTCCAAGCTACGCCAGCGGCATAACCGGAAGCGCTCTTAGGATACAGAACACCTCGATCAGTGCCATTCTCATAGAAACGCTTACCATCGTCATCCCAAGTAAGGGTCTTAGAAGCCATGTGTTTCCTCCTTAATAATAAAGATTAAAAATGTCATGATGCAAATTGTCTGACGTGTAATGACGATCATACGTACACATAGGCAATTTTGCAAGTTTATCCATTATCCTCGAACTAACGTCTGGATCTTTAGAGATAACAGTTAGCTGATAACGCTTTGTGAAACGATATCCAACATTATTGGCAAAATCAGTGTCACCACTAGATCGCTGATAGATAATACACGGATAATGAATTCGTTGAGACTCTGGAGGATCGAAGTATACATAATCGGAACCGAGAATCTTGTGTAAGATTTTGCTCAGTTCCTCTCGATTGCTACTCATTATAAACACCGCCAAGAGTCAGAATAAGACGGGGAGGCTGGACCTCAACAGAAGTTACTTTCCAGTTACTCCCCATCCAAGAAGCATATCGAATGGCAAAGAAGTTCTCATTAGCGTAAGCATCTGCAACGATACTAATCGAATTGTTAACAACAACGTTGTCATTAATAAACTCGGTTCCGTCAAGACGGCGAATATTACGAATCACGTCTCCGTAATAGTTACGTTCATTAATCTCTTCCGTCCAAACATCAGGAGAACTCTCCACACTAGAGGCAAATCCAATAGCACCATAATACTTTGTCATTCGTTACTCCCATTTTGATTAACTCTACGCAGCGGTAGAATCGAACGTCTCAACCGAGATAGCTGCATAGGGCTTAATCAGAGCGCCAGAGCAACGGGTCTCGATCAGATACTTCTGCTGGTTGTAGTCAATGTCGAAGTCGTCGAACATGGACACAGCGCCACCCTTATCAGCACCAACATTGTAGTCCTTGAGGTTGACGATAAGACCGACCAGGTTCAGATCCTTGGTAGCGGAATCAGCCGCGTCACCCTTGCTAGCATCGCCCTTACGAGTCTTACCTTCCATGACCTCGACGGTCACGATATCGGAAACGCGCAGACGGTTAGCCAGCTCCTGCTTCGTCTTATACTTAACATCACCAATCTGGTTCTCAAGAAGAAGCATGTCAGTAAGAGCATCCTCGGTAGTATAGAACACCGGGTTGCCAGAACCCTTATAATTCTTACGAGCACGAATGATAGCCTTGATAACAGCCTCAGTCTTAGCCTCCTCAGTAGTCATACCCTTAGTATCAACCTGAGCACGGATGGTATAGAAGGTATCGTCCTGCCAAATCGGTCGAATATTAGTCGGGAAGATGCGGTCATCGGAGGAATCAGATCGACCGTCGCCAATAAGAATAGCACGAGCAATTTCCTCATCCAGCATCATGCGCATCTCGCCCTTGAGCCAAGCCACGACATCAAAATCGGTAATATCGATGACATCATCTCGATCGAGCTTCTGCTTCTTATAAATGGTCTGCGGGGTAGTGGTACGCTTAAGAAGAGTGAAGACTTCCTCAAGCTTCTTCTTACCCTTGGTATAGCCTCGAGCACGCGCCTCGTCAGCAGTGATGTTAGCGAACACAGACTTGATTCGGGAGAACGGAGTATGCGAGACACCGTTCATAACGCCGGCAACCCAATCCATGTTGCGGGAAACCCATGCAGGAGGATTATTAAGGCTCTTGAAATCAGGGAACAAGGTATCAATCTGATCGATACCATAAGTCGCCTTACCGTGCTCAAGGTAATCAGTATAGCTAACATCCTCGAGACCATGCTGAATCACTGCATCACGCAAAGAGCCACAGCGCTTCGCGTCTCGAAGAATCTCGTCAAAATCAATAGAATGAGCCATAGTATCGTCCTCATCCTCAAAAGCATTATGCTTCATGTCATCATCACCTTCATTATCTAAAGAACCATCAGCAGCCATACCAACAAGCGTATATAATACATTCTTCTGCTCGTCAGTCATAGAATCAATAACGTCCTGAACCGTCTTATCGTCAGATCCGGTATTATTAGCCATGTCTTTTTCCTTTTCATCACTTTTATCAGTATGAGAGATAACGCCATCTGATTCATCATCAACGTTATCTTTTTTACCGTCCGCCTCATCAGAATGATAAATTACGGGATTACTGTTAAGATTAAAGCAAATCTCAGCGTCTTCCGTTTCCTCGTCGCCATCTGAATGAACCATAACAGTATCGATATATGCTCCAGGATTTGCCCCAGCAAGAACCAAACTTACTTCGCGAATTGCTCCGTGAATAACATTAGCACCATCCTGCTTAAGCTTGTTCGCGTAAATAGAAAGCGCTCGAACGTCTCCGTTCTTAACCAACTCTTTAGCGTTTAAACCAGATGGAGTATCGTTAAAACAGCCATAGGCATAAACGCCATCTTCTCGATTCTCGAGCATAGCATGACCCAACACATTATCAGGAGACATGTGATCGTGCTGCCAAACAAGAGGCACCTTCTTATGGTCATTATCCTTAAATGCATCGCGCATAATAACTCGACCATCAGAGCACTTAATATTGTTGCGTGTTGCATAACCTGAAAAATCGTACTTCATATGATTCCTCCTTTACCTTTGTAGTTTTCTTTTACAATACATATAAATAGAATTATCAAGCAAGTATTATATCTTTACTGATAACTTCCATTTTGATTTTCGGCATCAGACGTGTCATCTGGATAATAGTCTTCATCCGACTCTGATCCATAATCGGCGTTCGGATCAATAAGATTCTTGTTACGAAGCTCATCAGCACTAGGCTCTTCCGAAGGTTTGAACCCAAGAGCGGTGCGGAACTCGTTACCAGTAAGAACCTCGTTACGACTCAACGAATCTACCATCTGAGAAATCTGGGTCACAGTCATGTACTTAAATGGGTCTTGGAACGTCATAATCTGCTGATTTCGAGTTCGAGCAGTCTTTGTCAAGAATTTACAATTCATAGCATCACGAATTGCCTTAACGACTGGCGCAACTGTTCGCTGATAATAATTATTCATCGTGGAATCGGTAGCTGTACCATTAAGCACTGTGACGTCAAGACTCAACTGAGAATATAACTGATCAGTAAGTGTCTTAATCTGCTCGGGAAGAGTATTCTCAACAGAACGATTAAGTTGAGTAAACTTTTCTGTAGCATCAATGTATGCGACACCATACTTGGAATTCTCGAGCTGATCTTCGAGAGATCGCTTACGATCTTCAGCACGCTTCTTTTGAGATTCGTTACGAATCGTATATGGTAACTGAACGATAGCATCGAGCTTCGACGAGTTAGCCTTTGCATCAGCGTCATCAAGGAGTTTTAGCTTATAAACGAGTCGCTTCAAAGTTGAATTAGGCTCGTTCATAACTGCATAAAACGGATTCTCAATAATAGCTACAGTCGACTTAGGCATAGTAATTTGCTGTTTGACTCCCGAATTATCATTATAAACTTCGAGATCAACATGTTTCGGATGCCAACCAACGATTTTTCCTCGTCGCATAGAATTGATATCGTAGGACCCTGTAATAAACGGATCCAACGTTGTATCGATCGGAACGATTGCAATACATCCCTCTTCCAGAAGAGAATAAGCAATATCAGCCATAAAAGCTGTTGCCGTCTGATCAATGTTCGCCTCTTCGTTAAGGCAATAGTTTAAACCGGAATTAATCTCTTCTTCATAACGCTTGTTCTCATCCACACGAACATGCATAAAAGTCGTAGCGGCTACATCAACAGCTATTCGATTATAAATAGCGTTAATGATGGTACGCTCGGAACCAATAGATATCCCAACACGATCCGGCCGATAACCATAAGAAGACCCAACAGACGTAGAATACCGATAGTCAGTCGTCTCTTGATTACTAAAAGCATTCCATGCGTGTTGAAGCCTTGTCCTAAAAGATTCAGCCATAGAAATAGTCCTTAACGACGTTGGTATTTATAATTTTTATAACAATCTAGATATTGATACATTTGTAATTACCTTTCCTAAGGAATTATCGACCAGTCCCTAATTGTTTTTGTCCACGAATCTTTAGATTAATTATGGACTTTCCTAGTTGAGTTAAAGGAGCATTACGAAGAGCATAAACACTTCCGGCCGTACCCAAAAGACCAATTCCATAAGAAACCATTTTCTTTCCTTTGTCTATTCCCTTAGGATTTAGTCGCTTATAGTTCGCTTCCAGTTCAAGTCGTTTGTTAAGACTCTTAAGTTCGGAATTAGACAACTGCTTATAACTTTTCTTACGAAGTTTTTCAGCATCCTTATAATCTTGTGAATACGACGAACGACGCTTTTTTGCAGCTTTTGAAAAATAATTATTCTTACGTGCCCTTCGTACGCCCCACTTCATTCCTGGAACGCCGTAGTGCATTAAATAGTCTGAATATTGGTACATATTTTGTTACCTCTCTATTCGAAAGAATCTCGATTGAGCTTAAATGCTACATATGCATCAAGCATTGCTGCTACCGAGTCAATCTTATCTTGATGACGCTTCTTATACAGCTTGCGATTACCATTAGTATCTTCCAAAGCAATTGCATTACCCATACAAAATTCCATCAGAGATTCATCGAATAGTAAAGCTCGATTCTCAGCAAGTTTCTTCAACTCACCAAGAGGAACTGACTCAGTCTTAACACCCTGAATGACTTTCTCAATGCCAAAAGGACCATTCTCAGTAGCCCATCGATTGACAAATTCCTTTGCGTTATATGGATCATAACCAAAAGAGGTAACATCGTATTCGTTGTCTGCAATATACTGATCTAGATCGTTGTAAACTTCATTCATATCCAAAGCGACGCAATCGAGAACCATCAAAGAACCTTCTCGTAAGAAGTCTTCATACTTAATCCTTGTTGCAGGAGTAAGTTTGGCCATCGTGTCTGATGAAATGTAGCATCGAGTCTTAATTCCATATTTTTCTCGAGGAAGAGGGAATAGGAATGTAAACGCGCAGAAGTCGTCTCCCTGAGAGAGATCCGCTCCCATAGAGCATTGCATCTGCCAGAAATTTCGTGGCTTGTGAGGTAGAGTTTCTTCGTAAGTGAAGAAATATGTGTAGCCCTCCATAGGAATTCCGAAACGCTTAGCAAGAATATCGTTTCGAGTAGATGGAGCCTTCTCAGCACGCTCAACGTCAAGCTGGTAAGTCTCGTAGGAAACGGTCTTACCAATATTAGGAGCAGCCTTCATCCACATAGAAGGATCGGCTACTTCTTCAATGCTATCAAGTTTGTAATACCAAATGGATACATGCGGATTCTCATACTCACCTTTGAGTATGTCCATTAATTCCATTTTGATTGTATCGCCGGCACCGTTACGAACCGTACCCTCAGAAGAGATGGCAAGAATCAAGTAATCGTCATTCTTAGATGCACCTTGCTCCAAAGCGCCAATTACGTCTTCTCGAACATCGCAAGAAAGCCATTCGTCAATCGACGAGAATTTAGGCTTAGCTCCCTGAACCTTTTCAATCGACATCGGTCGAGCTTCAATGATGGAGTTGGTTAAGAAATTCTCAATGCCCTTCTTGGTAGACGAGAGTTTCTTGCGATCGGCCAAACTACCGGCAGTATTAGCCAAATTACCATCGGTCAGAAACTGAAATAATGGACCTTTGGCTCGGGTGATCGCAGTTCGAATAGGACTAAGTGTCTCTTCGGTCTGAGTGATGGTTGGAGCCATTACAATCTGCTGAGTGGTGGAAGTATCGACTGTAAGATAGTATCCTTGCATACAAGCAGCATACATTGACTTAGCTGAGCCACGAGAAACGATCAAATACTGCTTATTGACAAGACGCTTCTTTATTCGCTTCTTTACATAAACTCCGCCATGGTTATCCGGACCAGGTTGGTAGACAGTTCGATCTACAAAATAAAACCAACTAAGAGCATCTTCTGCCCAAAGCTTAAAGGTGTCCAATAATTTAAGATCGCTACCGTCAGTAAGAGTCAACTCATTCTCGCAAAAATGTACGAAACCGTTAATAGCTTTGTCATCGTAGTACAATCCGGGATCTCGGATCATATTATCAATTCGGTTCATCTGCATGGAGATCTCTCGACAAACAGGAATCTCTCCTCGAATTACAGCATCACGAAATTTGCCATAATAAATTGGAGTAGCCGAATTAGAAAGGCTCATGCAGAATCACCTCCGTCAAATTCTAAGAAACTTTGTAATGACGCTTTCCGAGCTCTATTACTTGTCGACCCAAGTCGTTGTATTTCGTATGATCTACATAACCAGCCATATCGGCTATCTTTTTAGCTCCCTTTACTGCATATTGAGCAGACATTTCTGCAATTGGCCGCATAGCGAGAGCAAGAGCAACTCCGGTAACTGCCAACTCTTTTGCGTTCGACGACTTACCTTTATTAATGCTCTTTTTATAATCCTTATATTCTTTCTTGGCAGATTTGTACGCTTTCTTAGAAGAATTCAAAGTATCAACTTTATCTTTTACATCTTCCCAACGCTTTCTGCTAGCTTCACGCTTCTTCTTGCTCAAACTATAAGCGTGATTATGATAATAAGCTTTATTAAACGATTTGTTATAGGCTTTCTTATCTGACTTATACCGCTGTTTCGCCGTTTTCATGCGCCCATAAGCGGTACTTGTATCATAAGTTCGTTGTTTACGCACACCCCACTTCATACCTGGGATGCCGTAGTGCATTAAGTAGTCTGGATATTGGTACATTTTGTTACCCCCCCCCACATGAATTATTCAGGAGAATGTTAAGAATTATTTCCACAAACAAGTATCATTCGGTCTGCGCATAACTGGATCAGACGGAAGCAAATTCGAATTCCCATAATGAATGGCTTCGTGAGTATTAAGTGAACAACAAATAAGATTGTTTAAATCGAAGATTAGTGGAGAACCAGTTTCTATGTCTTCAGCGGTTATCGGATTGATGTGATGAATCAAAAGCCTATTTTGAATTTCAAAACCAGCTACAGCCAAATCGCATCCGTTATCACGAAGTATTACCCGACGTCGTATTCGTTTCCATTCATCCGAGGTATACAGTGCTTGGTTTAAGTATCGACTTCAACCAAAAGTATCCTCTCCAACTTTGCCATCGAGTCTTAGATACTCGTAGCGTTCTTTAAAGGATGGAATCTCGATAAGTTCCGAGTAAGTTCTAATACTCATCGATTATCTCTCCATCATCAGCGCCAGAATAATCACGCATCGCTTCAAGAACCTTCTGATAGAACTCCTCTGAACGCTTCTGAGACTCAAGATTAGCAGTCTTAGCTTTAAGAAGTCGATTCTCTTCCTGAAGTTTCTCGTTCTCGAGTTTTGCCTTGGCTGTTCCGAGTTTTAAGTAGTGAACCACAATCTGAGGAGACGCCGTGCCATCAAGAATCTTGCGTTCTGCTAAATCAGTAGCTTCAGCAATTAAACGATTCTCTTGTTCTTCAGGAGTCAAGGCCGGTTTTACTTGCCTTTTACTCTTTGCCACATAACTCACCTCATACTTTCTTAGTTAATCGTAAGCTTACTCATGGAGAACCTCTAGAGTTTCCAGATACTTTTCAGTACCCTCTTGAAAGGAGCCAGGGGTCACCACATCCCTGTTTAGTTGTGAAAGACCAGAGGCCCTCTGTGAGTAAGCTTAGAAATAATTAAGACCTTGCGGGAGTTGGTCCATTTTGATTGTTGTAATGTGAGCCGAGACCTTCAGATCCATACGGATGCCTTGCTCGACCATTCATTTTGAAGAAGCAGATTTGTCCGATCTTCATTCCTCGCTTAATCCAAATGGGAAAGCGATTCTCGTTCTTCATTTCAAGTGTGATCTGACCAGAGAAACCAGCGTCAATAAAACCTGCCGTAACATGGGTGGTGAGTCCAAGACGGCCTAGAGAAGACTTTCCCTCAAATCGGCCGGCAATGTCATCCGGCATGTTTACTGTCTCTTGCGTTGAAGCAATGATAAACTGATTCGGCTGAAGAACATAGATCTCATCTTTGAGAGTAGAAAGATCGATCGATTGGTAATCAATGCCATGAACTTGCTTGTCGTAAGCCGTAATAAATGCGTCTGTCGGACATGAATTCAATGCAAACTCGAACGTTAGTAGATCTTTATCGAGAGTCAAGTCATAACTACAAGGCTGAAGTTGATTCTCGTTAAAAGGAACAATCAAATTCTTGTACTGGGACTTAAACTTGATTGCTGTATCTTCAAGTAGCATTTGGTTTACTCCTTAGTTTTTTTTTTAAACGACTTTTGATCCGTACTTATCGATTAGCTTTTTTGCCCGTGCTTCATAATTCTTTTGTGATTCTTTCGACGAAGCCATTAAATCATCATACGCTACTTTTTGCAGATATTTAAGAGTAAGTCCTCTAGAACTATGCGGATAAGTTTCTTTCTGCCACTCATATTCATCTTTTGCTCTTTCAACAACATCCGGATGATCAATTCCGTAACGTTTTAATTCTTTTCGATATGCTTTCTCATCATTAGCATAACCTTGAAGGCGTTTGGCCTTCCTAACCTTCCGCTTAGCTTTACGTACACCCCACTTCATGCCTTTGATGCCGTGGTGCATTAAATAATCTGGATATTGGTACATTTGTGGTTACCCCCCCCCTGAATTGTTCAGGAGAATGTTAAGAAATGGTGCCGGAAGTGGGATTCGAACCCACAAGTCAAATATGACGAGAGATTTTAAGTCTCCTGCGTATGCCAATTCCGCCATTCCGGCTTTTAAATCAATTCAAACGAATATCCTTTATGACAAGATTGACGACCAGACAAGCAATCACAAATATGCCTATCATTTCCGTTAATAGCCTTAGCGCAAGCAGTAATACTAGGAAACTCTTCGCCGGTTTCAAGCACTCGAACAGGATGTCCCTTTCGACCTCCGTTCGGATTCTTTTTGCCAAGCATTCCCCTACTAGGTTTGGCCAAACCCGTAGAATAAGCATGTTTCATGTTATAACTAGCCGTAACCCATTCCAAATTAGAATAATCATTATTTAATTTGTTTCCATCTTTATGGTTTACAAAATCTAATTCGTCCGGATTAGGAACGAACAATTCTCCTACCAAACGATGAATCCGAAATTTATATCTCTTCCCATCTCGATACAAATCAACATTCGCATAACCATTACTAGCGACAAACGGCTTTTTTATCAAGCCTCGTACATCATTCCGAACTTCTCCGGAACTAGATACAGAATATTGAGAAAAACCTGGTATTTTCTTCCACGTATCAGGCATGAATAACCTCCGATAGTTTTCAGAAAAAATCCCGCTGGAGAAGAGAAGAAGAGGCCGGCGATGTGGGAAGGGGGTAGTTTCGCGAGAGACCCCTCCCTCCCCGGTAAGACGATATAAAATGTCTTATTTTTGTGTAGAATCCGTCACTTTTTTATAAAAACCATCAGGATTCATACTAATAATCTCATCGATAGCCGCCTGGATGGCTAGGTCTTGATCATTCTTTGATAGATCATCACTAGTCTTAGCTATTCGAGCCACATACCCAGAAGTACAATAGCCTTTCGACTCATCATACTCATACCAATCATCGAACTGTGTGATAGGATCAAAAGGATTGTCAACAGTAGTAAGCATCACCATGTCATTCTCCTTTCTATCCTTGCAGTACGTTGGTAATAGTACTAGTAGACACACCAACAGCATCAGCTATCTCTGCAAGAGTGTACCCATGACTCTCAAGAACCTTGATCCTTGACTCTTGTGCTGGTGTAACACCACGCATCTCACGAGGCATAGCTAATTGCTTTAGTACATCAAGGTCTGAGTTCTGTACAATAGACTTAAGCTTATTAGTAGAGATAGCACCAGCCTGAATAGCTTCCCATTCTTTAGACTCTATCTTAATCTGTTGCTTAGAAGCACCGGTCTGTAAGCGGGCTTCTGTTAAGCACCTACCTTTAAGCTTCTTTAGATCATCTGAATCCATATCAGGGTTGGCCGCATATACATTCTTAACCTTAGCATTGGCTATAAGCTGGGCCTTACGTTCAAGAGGCCTATTTTTCAATGCTATATTTAGCTTAGAATTTAAAGAATCTACTTGATCTTTATATTTTACATGCGCTTCTTTTGAATATGGAATATAATCTGTAGATCTAGACTCAGCTCGAGCCTTGTTTGCCAGGGCCTTTAATTTATTGGCATGTTCAGAATATACAGTCTCGATTAAATATCCTGAAGATAAAGTATTCGCATCAGAAGTCTCGGCCATTTTTGTGGATTTAGAAATACGTTTGACTTCTTTTCCAGTCTTCTTAGAAATATAAGTTTCGCCAGTTTCGCGATATATTTTTTCACCTTTAGAATATCGCTTCTTCTCATCATCAGTCATATATTTTGTGTTCGTCAATTCCTTACGAACAGGAACATATGCTGTAGCACTGGCCCTAGAAATAATCGTAGAAGCTCCGCGATTACTTCCGCCTTGATATTTCTTTTTTAACTCAGCAATATTATTATCAATAGCCGATTGTTTGTAATTAAGATTATGTTTCTCAGCATCAATAATAACCATGGAATGACGAACAGCACGAGCTAACTCATCTGGTGTAGCACCTTTGATGGTCATATCAGTAATAAGATTCGAGACATTACCCATCTGTTGCTGCTTATTAAAACCCGAACCTTTTACTTCAGGCATACCTGGATATGCTTTGTAGTCTCTTTGCGGATCGAAGTCCTTCAAACCATCCAAGGGTTTGGAAGTTTTAATTTTAGCTGTGCTTGTAGGAATAACAAGAACCGTATCGCCATCAAAGTCTGCTCCGGATAATCGCTCAGCTACTTTGGCGTTAATACCGATAGCATCTTGAGCATTATGAAGAGTCTTCTTTGCATCTGGAACTTTGTTGTTTACCTTAAGGCGTGGGATCTCGAATGTTCCACCATGAGGATATCGAATTAATACAACTTCCTCGCCATCACGAAAGGACGGAGCATAAACTTCGTTTTCTTTCATCGAAGGAAATGGAAGAATAACCTTTGATGCTTGACGAGGAAGACCAGCTGCTTTAAGATGTACTGCTGCAGAATCGCATCCATCCGCAAATTTATCAAGAAGTTGCTGACGAATAACAGGATTCTCGAGTTTCATAATACTATCAAACTCATCCTGCTTAAGATCATAAGCTAGTTTTAACTGTTTCTTAGCCAACATAGGGCTTTGCTTGGATAACATCTGCGAAGATAAGCTCTTTCGCCATGTATTCCAATCGCCTTCCTCGTTCACGATATTAAGTGCTGACTGTTGACGCTTTCCATTCTTATCAGTGTAATATCGCTGAGCAAGAATAAGCTCTCGTTCGCCTTTGATAGTTGCTCCAAAAGGATTATCCTGATCTTTCTTCATTGGTTTAAGAACCGAATTATCCTTTTCGCCGAGCATGGGAGTGCCTTTTGCCTTGTTGGTGTTAAATATAATGTCAACGCCATCTGGCATATCATCTCGATACATCGCCATACCCTTTAAATAATGGGTACCATCTACAGCGATTCGAACCTGAGCATACTTGGCTTTACCCAAAGAAATATCATCAACTCCACGACGAAGTTCGATAACACCATCTTTGTCTTTTCCTCCTTCTTCGGCGTAATTAATCTTTATGCGCTTTGAGGAAATACTAACAGGCTTTCCAATCTTATCGATGGTTCGACCTTTATCTTCAGAATGAAATCCAGGAAACTCAATATCCGCTTTGTGATTCCAAACTTCAGAATATGTAGTATCGGGAGGAGCTAAAACCTTAATAGAAGTTTTGTGACCAGTTCCTAGTTGCTCGGTCTGAATATAATGAACAGTATAGCCTTCATCCTTCAGCATCTTAACCGCATTATCGAGAGCGGTACGAGAAATACCCATTTGGTTTTCTACACCGCCACCAATATCAATATATTTCTTATCATCCACAGCGCTCTTTAAAGCTTTTGCTGTATTCTTAGAAATACTTGATCGTTCTGCAATACCTTCATCCATCCAGCTTCGAACAGTAGATTCGTTAACGCCCATTCGTTGCCCAATGGCAGTGTTAGAATATCCCTTATCCTTTAGCCTAAGAGCTTCGGCACGATTCGCTGCACGAACTTCATTCTTCGCGTTAGAATATGCAGATTTATACTCTCGTGTACTCATGCCAAAGGATTCGGCGATCTCTTTGTCTGACATGCCATCGCTTTTTAGCTGTTTGGCCATTCCATAAAAACCAGTAGATGACTGATATGGATTCTCGCCACTACCCCAAGGATATCGACCAGAATGTCGAGGAGTGCCATAATGCATTAATTCATCATTGTTCATTATTCCTCCTCTTGCTTGAGTTCTTCAATGCGCTGATCAAACAAAATGATCTTGTCTTCGATGTGGAAAATATCATCAGGATCTGGATTGTGTACCAGAACTTCATTTGATTGATAAATCCGCAACTCCATCTGAATATCATTTGGCTTTACGTCATACTCTAGACAGAATAGAGCTGCATAGATCTCCAACTGAACCATAGAGACTTTTGATCTACCAGTTTTCAAATCATGAATCCTTAGAAGATCCTTCTTGAAAGAAAGAGCATCAGCTGTTCCAAAAGCATTATTAGAATACTTAAGGACCAACTCAGGAGTCATCTTATAACCGATAGCATCGTTAACATACATGTTAATAGTTTGCTTATTATCAGGAAGTCGAACTCCTAACTTAATAGCTTCACAAGCAAACTCATGAAGTTTAGTTCCTCGAGCTGCAGCAAGCAAATTAGAATATACTCGAATCAACTTTCCTTCATCATAGTTAACCCAAGCGTGCTGACTTGCACTAAGAAAAGCATGTTTACCCTCAAGATCGTAATGCTTGTTGAAGTTCATTCAAAATATCCTCTCTATTCTCAGGGTATATGAATGCCGCATAAGACATCTTGCCTAGAAGGTCCACATAATATTCCTGATTAGGTCTATGCGATGCTTTTTCAGTTCGTTTACATTCAAGCATGGCCCATCGATCATTAAACAAAATAAGAAGATCAGGAATCCCTTGAATATAGTTTGCGTCATTCTTTAAAACCATGCATCCAGGAAACAGTATCTTCAAATCTTTTATGAGTTGTGCTTGAAAGGAATTTTCTTTTGGCATAAAAAACCTTTCAGAAAAATAAAAGGAGCAGATTTAGCCCCCTAGGCGTATTCTACTCCTTCTATTATAGCATGTTATTTTTACGCGAGCCTCATACGCCAAGAAATTTCTTTTCGTTGAATGTTTTCTTGTTCATCAATGTCTTGAATATCGCCGAGTCAATGCTAGATCTTGATCGAAGACGATAGTAGTACAAATCAAAATATGGAGTATTCATTCGATCTATTCGACCAGAAGCTTGTTCCATGATTTTATAAGAATAATTCAACGAATAGAAAATAACAACATTGGTCTTTATACAATTCCATCCTTCTGCACCGGCTGTGTATTGAACCAAATATACCCAACGGTCTCCTTCTGGAATCGATTGGTGATTGTGCCCATTCCATTCGCCCCAAGAAATATGATTCTCGAAGCACATGGTTCGAAGCATTTCTAACTCATAATCAAAGTTGTAAAAAATAATAGCTTTTGGATTCTTCGCCAACAAAGATATAACTTGTTCAATTCTAGCCGAATCAGAATTAACTGCTTTGCGCATAGAATAACAAACTTCACTGATATCTTTTATCGGTCGATCTTCAAATGGATTCCATCGATCTTTACTTATGACTGAATATAAATTTTCATCATAAGGAACAAACACATCAATCATGTGTCTAATAGTATGTTTCTTAAAAGGCATCTCGACAGTTATAGACTCTCTATACTTTTCAAGCCTTCGGCAATCCACATATCTATCAATCTTAGGATACTTTGTAAAACGATTAAAGACCGCGTGCTGACGAAGAAAATCTGTTCGATTCTTATAAAAGCCATTTGCTACAAACACTGGAATATAATCAGACCAAGTGTCTCCAGGAGTAGCAGAAAGTAAGATCCAATGATTATTCTTAGCGATTTTCAGAAAAGCTTTTACCCAAGTGCCACTGCCAACCACTCTCTGTTCATCAAATATAAAGAAAGCGTCTTTTACATCTTGATACTTTTTTACATTGTTCCAACTATCCACAATGAAGTTCATGGAATATGGAGAATCCTTCTTGCCTATCAAAAAAGGTAAGCATTCATCCTCCCACTCCAAAGTATCTCGTTTACGAGCTGTGGTGATAATATATAAATCCTTTGGTTTTGTCATCGACGATAACTCGCCATCAGAAGATATGTTACCACCACACTCTTGGCAAAAATAATAGGCTATGGCAGTTCTGGACTTACCGGACCCGACCCCACCGCAAAGGATGGAGCCAGGCCTCAATTCGTTTATTGCTTTTCTTTGATGAGGATATAGATTAATCCTCATTACTGTCGTAAAGATCAGAATACTTATCGGCAAACTCGTCCTCATCGAGAGTGACATACATGGCCTTGACATAAGCCTTTACGCCATGCTTGCCGTTAACCTCCCAATTGTAAGGACGAATGATAAGATCGACGTTAGAGATATCAGCCCAATCGAGAATATCAACAGTCTCGGAAGTAAGTCGAGTCTTATTACGAGAAGTGACGGTATAAATGTTAGGCGGAATAACATCGAAGCTCACAGACACCTGCAAATATGCAAACGGAGTATCCTGAGGATCACGAGGCTCACGCCACTTAACTGCCCAACCATCACGCTCAAGCTCATGAGCTAGATCCTCATCAAGTTGAACGCAGAAATTACGCTTTCCCTGAGCATTATACTGAGAAGGCTTTCCGGCAAAGTTACGCCACATAATATGCGCGTTCTCAATAGAGATGTTACTAGTAACTCGATTCTGGTTGTTCATAATAAAGATCCTTTCAAAATTATTTCATCAAAATAAGTACACTTTTGATAGTTAGCAAAGCAACGAACACAGCTGTGCCATAAGACATAACCCAGTTAATGCCCAAACAAACACAAACCAAATATGTACCAAAAGTACAAATTAGCCAACACACAGCAAGCATGATCACTACTGCAAAAATCAAAGACGTAAACGACGTATCCTTATCGTCCATAAAAATATCCTTTCCTAATTGAGCAATCCGCAAGTAGAATTCTCAGAACAAGTAGCGCACTGATTCAGATCAGGATCTCGGAGCTCTGGCTTAGTACACCAAGGCGGAACGATTTCCTTCGGATCTTCCAAAGAAACAAACCATTCGAAATCTCCATACTCTGAAATGTCCTTAATTGCATCATCAACCAAAGCATTATAATAACCAAGATCAATATCATCTTGCTTACTCATGAGCTCTACTGTCTCGGATTCCAACCAACGATATCCAGTAGTTCCGGTTACAGCGTAATACTTTCCATCTTTCTCTCTGACAAGAAGACCGCCACCACAATCTTTCTTGATAGGACAGAACGAACCAACACGACCAACGAAGTTATACGAGTGTCCCTCAGAAATAATCGACTTCAGCTCGTCATCAGACATACCTTCGAATTCCGGATTAAGACGCTTAAATCTCTTCTTTTGTTCCGGATCGCTCAAATCAAGTTTTGCATTAAATACTCGATTGACTAACTCTCCCTCTTCTTTCTTTACATCTCGAAGAGTCTCATTCATATCCAAATATAGCGCCGAAGTAGTAGACTTCGTCTCACAAAGATCCTTAAATTCAATCGGTTCCTTAGAGAACAAAGTCTTAAACACATATGGCTGAGCGAATTGCGCTCCTGTAGCGGTCCATTCGCCAGCATGGTCGCCCCACTTCGAATGTGCAATATAAACAGAATTGTTTACAATACACATACGATCATAAGTAGCCTCATGCTCGAAATTATACCCATACTTCTTACCATAATCGACAACAAACTGAATCATCTCAGGAGTAGCGTTAGCTAACTTGATACTATCAGTCTTAATATGGACAACAGGCCAACCACGATCAAGACACTCATGCTTAAGATTAATCATAAACAGTGCGCCACGTTTAGCCACAATGTTGTCAATATTCCTAGGATCCTTAAACGGATTCTCAAACTTGGCAGAAGTCAATCCATAAACTGAGTTAATAACGGTCTTCAATGCTGCAGCAAGATCCTTATTGGTATATGATGCCGTACCAGACTCAAGCTCTTCGACAAATGGGGCAAGCTTTCCATCCAGAATGGTCTTGGCCAACTCATAGTCCTTGTGCTTAATGTCAATACGTGCTTGCTTAATGTCGCTGAACCTCTGAGTATACGGACCAAACAGATTCAATGCTTCAATCGAACTCGGATGCATGGACGCAATATCGAGCAATGCAATATCCGTATACATTCCGGGATTGGCGTAAACGTATCCGCCCTCGCCAACTAGCTCATCACGATAATAACTCTTTCCGTGATCGAAAGTATATCCCGGGAACATCTCAGACAAATCAGTATATACAAATTTTCCCTGAGGATGACGATCGTTCCCGAAGATAATCCTAGTGGAATGCTGATTGGTCGTATCATTTACACTAAGTCCGGAGATCTTGGAAAGAATTTGTCGTGCAGCCCAGTCACCACTCAAATGATTGAAGACTGCCTCAGTAGAAATAACATCATTGTCACAGTACTCTGCAACCTGAACCCATTTGCTTTCAGGAACCGGCTGATCCCAAGGAAGACCCAACTCTTGGTGATGAATTCCGAGCTTAATCTCCCACTTCTTAAGACTCATCTTATTAGCAGCGGAAGCAAAATCATACACGTCAGTATACGAAATATTGTACGCTTCTCCAAAGAAAGCATTTCGACTACCGTTAACAATCTTCTGACTCAGATTATAAAGTTCGAGATTGCTGTAACCGAGATATCGAGCATACAGAATATGATTATCATACCTACGACAATTGAAGCCAACTAACTTCATCTTAATAAGTTGTTCGACTTCAGAAGGCGTAGGATTAATCATACGAACGCATGTCGTATCTTCTCCGGCATACTTCCAGTTAATCAGGAACAGATTAGGAAATACCTCAACGTCGAAGAATACGATTCTCTGATCGTCATAATCAATAGACGGATCGCTCTCATAATTCTCAGACTTAAAATGCATCTTGGCTACAAGTCGAACACAATAATCAGCTTGGTGTGAGCTATTGTTAGCGAATGCGAGAACCTTCGGACGCATGTCAGTAAGATCATACTTAAGATCACTCTTGTACGCATCTTCAAGAATCTTATAAATAAAGTCGACACTCGGTTTGGTTCCGGGATGAATCTCCTTATTAAGATTCCTTGTTACTTGCTCTCGAAGTGATCGCTCGCTTTTCACAGCTTTGAAATTAATCACTTTCTCTCCTTTCAAGGGAAGCCCACTAGAAATATGGGCAATGGGAAGATCGTTACATTTGCTCAAACGTCTACGCAACGAACTATTCCCAGTAAAGACTTTGATCTCAATACCCTCAGAATATACTCGACTGAGTTTCTTAGGATCTCCATCATAAATATAATGCAGATGTACTCCAGCACCCCCTTTGCTAAACTCTGCATAAGTCGGAGGCCACTTTGCAGCAGCTTCCAAATTTAAATCTTGGTCCTTATCTCCATCTGAATTCTTCAAATCAAAATCAATAACAATATGATTCTCCGGGACCTTAACATAATGTAACTGGTGAGTGTCAATATCGTTAAGGGTTGTGGAGACCTCAGACCACTTTTCAAGGGGTGTTTCATTAGAAGAGGCATATTGAGCCGGACAATCCTTAAACATGCCATCAAATAGGCTCTCAGAGGCTTCTAGGGCCATTCTAGTAGGCTCTGCTACTTCAATCTCTTCTTCTCCGGCACCGTCATCAAGCTTTTTGATAAGTTCAAACTTATCTTTCAAGAATCCAGAATATATGTTCCAGACTTGCTTGTCGTCAACTCGACCCCTTTCAGAGTAGTTCTCGAAATAATTCTTGAGCTCTTCCCTGAATTTATACTTAGGCATCTTGTATTCGACATTAGCTTCTTGACAATACTCTTTGTAAATATCATAAGCCTGCTTCAAGGTAACACATGGTTGCTGACTAAAGACCAAATATGAATCCTCAACAAAGTTAAAGAACACATCAGTCTTGAACATCATGCTAACCGGACGATATGCATCATAATAATGCTTACCGAGATTCTCGAACACATCTCGACAATGATATGCGATCGCACCAAGCTCGAATCGAATCTGACTCATCAATTCGAAATATCGATTGATTGGAACTTTGTTGCCGCTAGGCGAAATATCAATGAGTCTTCGAATAATACCAGACTTAGCATCTGTAATCTTTACAGGTTTGTTCGTTCCCATAAATAAGAACGCGTTGACTTTAGAAGAATAACTAGATTTATACTTCTCATTCATCAACATGTTCTCATGTGAAACGATCGAATTCAGCAGAGTGTTGTCTTCAATCTTGCTAAGATCGCCATCGTGCTGAACGCCTACTAACGGATTTGACTTAAATGCTTCCGTAGCAAACATATTCCTCGATGATCCAAGAGACTTAGCATCGAAGTTGACACAATATCCTTCAAACAGTTCCTCAATGATTCCTAGGATAGTTGACTTGCCGGCTCCGGCTTCGCCATAAAACACACAGAACTTCTGGATGCTCTTACTTGCTCCGGCAACGATCGATCCGATTGCCCATTCAATTTTCTCGCGCTCGGCAGGTTCATACAAAGTACCAATCAGTTCGTCCCAAGCACTATAGTCTCCAGCCTCAAGAGGATATGGCAATTTCTTGCTAGCGTAATCCTCTCGCTTAACTTCTTGGTTCGAGAATATCAACTTCGTATCCAGAGGATGATACTGATCCGGAAGAGTCTTAACCCATTGAGTATAGTTCTTCCAACTACTGGATTTGTACGAACTCATATACTCAACGAAAATATCTGTCTCGAACTTATCCTTAACTTTCTCATAATGATGATCTAGATCATCATCGACAATCCTTTGAATATCCAATTCGTTCTGAGACCACAAACCAGTATTAGGATCCCAGACAGCATAGAATGAATGACCGCGAGCCATGAAATCCCTATAGCTTCCGATTCGAAAGTCAGGAAATATCTTGAGGCCCTGATTTTTGATCATTGTCTGCCGTATACGATAAAAGTCCAACGGTTCCTCCTTTCAAGAGCTAAAATCTGTTAAAAATGGCCTTGTGATGTTTTTGAGATATTTGGGGCTGGAAACCTTTATATATATATATACTATTTTAAATATTATTTTATAGTAGTATAATAAAAAGTATCACAAATACGCCCAAATAACCCCATTTACCAGGCAAAATGTTGTGTGATGTTTTTTGTGATATGTGATAAAAAAATCTATCACAAATGGCTTTTTTTGCCCTTTTTCGACTATTCTCACAAAGCCCAAAAATCGCTGTGATAGTCCATGTGATGTTTTTTATCACCCAAAACTATCACATTTTATCACAAAAATTACAGATCAAGGTCTTCTTCGACCCCATATTTCTCGATAAAATAGGTGTTCATTTGCTTCCAGATCTCAATTTTTCGCTGATCTTCACACCGGCCATCAGTCAAAGGAAACAATCCACCAAAGCCATTTCGGGTGTAAGTTCGGTCAAGCATCCTAATAACAATGTCTTTAACCCTAAAATCCGAGTCGGGATACACCCAATTATCATCACTCAATCCATCCAAACCAAGGTTTTCAAGCATCTCATAAAACCACTGCAACACTCGATTTCCCTTAGTAGGATTCCACATAATGTCTTCATCAATTCGATATGCCAGTGCAATAAGCATCTCCAAAACAGAACAAGGCGATGAAGAATACAGCCAATCTTCAAAGTCCTTATCACCGTCACAATACAACCTGGCAAAATCTGATCGAAGACTAAGTCCATCTTCCGCTCGATTTACGTCATTATCAATATTCCATACGAACTCCATGTTGAATAAAGTTAGCATGAGCTTAGAAAAGGTGCAGTCCGGATCGTCAGCATGAACCAGACTGCACAAATAAGCAAAATACTCTTGTCGTGCTCGAGCGGTATCAATAAGTCCGCTCATATGAACTCCTAATCGCTAATGCTGACACTTTCTGTAGGATAACGATCGTCATACGAAGTCTCTACTTTCGCTACCTCGTAATCGCTTTCTCGATCATCGTTACGTACGTAGATGATATCAGGCTCGTCTTCATTTATTCCAAAGAACTCTTTGAAATGCTCACCGATAATATCCTTGGGATCCTCAATAGGCTCATCCTGATCATCGGCCAGGACATCATCACCTGCATAATAAGTGAGAGTTACCTTCGAGTACCACTGCTTTTGGTTGAGCATCTCACTGGCAGAAATCGTTCGAGGGAAATCGGAACTTCCTTCAGCCAGAGCTTCTTCATGCATTTGTTTGTCGAACTCCAAGGCCTCATCATACTCGGAAATATCTTCCTCAGGAGCTTCTCGCTCGGCCATATGCTCATCAAAGTCGCAATCATGCACATCTCGACTCAAAGCATCCATATCAGCCTTAATAGCCTTAGCAGAGTCGACAGAAATGCCCTTCAGAGGCTCTGAGATGCCCCTAGAAGCCCCGATATCACTATTTGAGGCGCTATTATGTGCATAAGAGGTATAGTCCTCAAATTCGGGCTCTGAGGCGACCTTCTTCTTATACTCTTCCTCATCAAATTTGTCGCTAGCAATGATCTTATTCAGCTCACTCTGAGCCTTCTGAATACGATCGTTACTATACTCACGATACTCTCGAATAACATCATTCGCGTGCTTCTCGAATTTTGCCTTCATTCCAAAATACGTGGCGATCCCACCGACTGCCACGCCTCCGACAAAACCGAGCAAAGTACCAACCAAAGGTTTCATGGTTTGCTCCTATACTGTTAAAAAAGATTGTCGATAATATCAGAACTTACCTTGATGTTCTTAACCTTATGGTAAGCGTCGAAATACCACTCATCCTTAGCCTCATTATAAGTTACCTCATAATACATGCCATCATGATACGTGGTAGACAGAAGCCACTTCTCATTTCCGAGAATATAGCAATGCCACACCTGATAGATATCAACGTCCTCGATATCCTTTAGAGTGAGATTATAGGTATCGTCGACATTCTTGACGAAATAACTCCATACGAGTTTAGCTGCAATCTGGCCGTTCTTAGTGGCTCCGGCTGCATGAATGAAATCCATAATTAATTCTCCTTAGGTCTACAACAATAAAGACCGGGATAGCTAATAATATCCAACTCTCGTATCCCAGTCCCAGGTGCATTAAAGCCTTTTAAATCTCAAATAAGATCGTAGATCATACCGTCAATATTGAAATCCAAGAGGATAGAACGCTCATCACCATTGACGAAAGCACGCTTAGCATAGTCGCTACCGTCGAAAATACCGAAGTCAATATATCCATCTCCGGCTTCCATTGCCGTATTATCCTTATCCCAAACCCAACCGACAAGCTGACCGGCCTCGGAACGATCGAAACCGAGAGCGTCATAAACCTCGTTCAAGAATACATGACCACGGGCCTTGAGCTTATCGTTCATCTGATTCTGGACCATCTTAAGGAAATACATGTTCTGCTCAGGAGACTTATCCCAATTAATATTAGCCTCATCGAAGAAACGAGCGTACTGAGAATACAGATGATCCGGAGCCTTTTCTACCTTTTTGGTAACAGTCTTGGTCTTACCGTCCTTAGACTTTACCTTATCCTTGACGGTCTCCTCAGTAATACCGTAATAGAACTGACGATCCTTCTCCTCGCCAAGCTCATCCTTCACGCGAGAACGATAATTATTAAAGCTTTCCTCGCAAAGCTTGTATGCAGCCATGACGGCAACGTTACGCTTGCGGAGAATATGCTGACCACCAAGAATAGCAGTAATCGAGAGAGCACCGAGAGTGATAGCAGGACCATAGAGCTTAATAAGCTTCATAGCGGTCTGCGTACGGTTGACAAGCAGATCCTTAGAATAATCCTTGTCAGTATACTCAGCATCTACCTCGATCTCACCGTCATGGACAGCATTAATGAGATTAGACTTCTTCTTAGCCTCGTCGAGAATATCCTCAACCTTCAAAGTAGCCTTGCAGGCGAGAACAGTCGAACCAACCGTGCCAATAACACCAGCAGCGGTAAGGATCTCAGGGCTATACTTCTTCAGGACAAGACCGCCTCGCCCAATCGCGAACTTAGCGGTTTGAATAGCATTTGAAAAATTCATGGTTTCTCCTTTATTAATAAGTTTTCTTAAGATTTGCTCGTACTTGCATCATCGTGTCAAGTCGTCTCATCTCAGGACTTCCATTCAAGATTCTGGATTCCAATTCGTCCTTTACCATTTTATTAACCAAAGCGTACTGCTCAGGTGTCATGGACTTCAAGACTTTGACGATCTCACTAGTAGATTTTTTGGATTGTCTTGCTACTTGCATTTGATCTCTTTCTCAAAAAATAATAGGGAGTAATTACTCCCTATTATCTCGACATGCTTTTTGTTACTTAACAGTCGTCGTGGCTTTTAATAGCTCTTCAAAGATCTCTGGAAAAGCGGTCTTAATATCATTGAGTGCAAGTCCGTATCCATAAGGAACACCACGAGTGTAACCTTTAAAGTAGATGAACAATCCAGTTACACCTAAAAAGGCTCCAATCTTGGCGTACTTAAAGACCTTCTCGCGAAACTCCATGTCATTAAGAATCTCTCCGATAGTCTTATCGTCCTGCTTAGCCATGGTAAACTCCTTTCAACTAAATACCATGTCATTATAGGGCGTGATTTTTACGCGTTTTTACATTAATCATCAGGATTATTGTGCTCGTATTCAGGAGCCGGATGATTACGATCCCACTCAGTATCGTGACTAGGAGCCGGATGATTACGATCCCACTCAGCATCATCAGGCCACTTAATATCGTCTCGATCCTCAGGACCCTCAATAGGAGTTCCGGTAGCCTCCAATCGATACTTGAAATCAGAATAGCAATTCGGGCAGAGATTAAAACGGTTGTAAATATACTTTCGACCATCGATTCCGTTGGCCAAAACAATCGTATGGGTATCTTCACAGGCAACTCGGCAATTACAAATCGAGCAGATCATAGTATATAGCACTCCTTTATAAGCTAAAATAGAATTTACTTGAGGTCGTCCGGCCATACGTAATCCTTATTCGTAAGAATATCGTAGATGGCTTGTACCTTTTTCTGATCGTCAAGGGCGTTGATGATCTCTACATCTTTGCCCTTTGCTTTTGTTCCGATGACACAAATTCGGCCATCATCCTCGAAAGGTGAGAAGCTTACGAGAAAACAACAACCTTTGTTACTCATCGCGTCCTCCTACTCGAAGAATCGCAGCAGCAATAAACCCCATAAAAAATACAAAGCTTGTATAGAGAAATAGGGTAAACAGATTGAAGTTAACCAGCATCTTTGATTTGTCCCTTCTTTTTCATCCTATAGAAAATAGCGATAACTTGGTCGTCAGGCATGAAACGAACTTTCTTCTTCCATCCGTCGCCATTATAAGCATCAGCAATTTTCTCGCGCATTTGACTAATATTAAGACTCAAGGTCCTCACCGCCATACCCCCATATATAAGAGCATTAGAATAAGGGTTATCTCCAGTTTTGCAACGAACTTAATAATATAGAACAAAGCTACGCTAGAGATAACCCCGATTAATAAATAGGCGAGTATGTTTAAGATTCGTTTAAGCCTATCCACCTTTTCCATCCTTAAATTATAGAGCTTCTACTCGTGGAAGGTTGAGAATATACCCATCACGAACTCGACTAGTGCTCGCCATCCGCATATCACTCCAACCCCAATTATTATCAGTAGGATCACTGTCAATACCCACGAGAGAATATAGATCAGCAAGAGTAGCGCAACCATAACGATCGCACAAATCACAAAGTCGATCAATTACCTGTTCCGCCTCCAAACGACTGTTTAGAACAATATCATCATTGTTAAGCTTCAGAGTAGCCGAGCGCCTCGATCGGTTTGTTGGACGAGAATCTCGATTAGAAGTGTTGGAATATGATCCATAGCTAACATAGGATCGACCTCGATCTCGAGAAATATTACGGGTATTAGGACGACGCTCACCATACAGAGCCATATCCAAAGAACCCTTAATCATATCGCTGACAGTATCCTTAAATGCTGGAACAAGCACATCATAGAGAATATAATCAACAATACTATCAGATTCTGATTCCTCTCCGATGAAAGCTTCCTTGAATTTGCGTGCAATACTCTTCTTACGCTTAACAGCGGGCTGGCTGACAATAGGTTTGAGGTTCTTCTCCTCTTGCTCGGCCTTCAACTGCTTACTCTTATTGGAATTACCTGGAAAATTCAGAATCTCTGCCATTGGTTCGGTCCTTTCTAAAAATCACATTGATTCAAAGCTTTGACGGCTTTTTTGTATTTAGCCTTTGCTTCTTTAATCTTGATGTCACGTCTACCTTTTAGGGCTTCCGTAATAAGTTTCTTCGCCAGATCCACATCATCGTTTGATAACCATACAGTTTTACAATCGTATACTTCCCCTTCTTTTGGTGACATCCTCCACCATTTCGATCCTCTAGATATACAATAACGACCATCTGAATCAGGATTAAAAGGAAACGCTAACACGCATTTTGTTCCGGAATCTTTATCGATTATGTGGATTCTTCCTAATTTGCGGAATTTATTGTATAGTAGTGCATACCCATACATGGTTGAGCCTTTCTAAAGGTCCGTGTCTTCAGAAATATTCAACGACTCGATAGCCTTTTGATATTTAATATTTGCTTTCTCGAGTTCAATATCTCGCCTTACTTTTAGAGCCTCTGCGATAAGTTTCTTTGCTAGTTTCGGATTGTCGTTAGTCAACCATACAGTTCGGCATTTAAAAACTTCCCCTTCGTTATTTGGCATCTTCCAAACTTTATATCCTCTTGACCGAATATGTTTGTCGTTAGGGTCATCATCCAAAGGAAACGCCAATATTGAACCGTCACAAGAATGGCAATTACCTAGTTTGATTTCTCCTAATTCGTAGAATTTTCCGCTTAGAAGCATATAACCGTACATAGTTTTGCCCTTTCAAGAGAATGAAAAAATAATAGGAGCTATTTAGCTCCTATTATTGTGGTGTGTCTTTCTTAAAAATCTACAGTAACAACATGAATAGTGTTCGTTCGGTTTTTGCTCAGGCTATAACCTTCTATGAATTCGCCAAGTCGATAGCCAATATATGCGTTGGCTGCCATGGTTGTACCAACTACAATTACTTTTGCAATCGGCGATTTAACCATACTAGCAACCTCTCCAGCAACATGACCAGTCGCAAACGAATGAATTCCAATGAAAGCTAGACCTTCGATCCATTCCCTAGAAAACACGTTCATAATAGTTCTCCTTTCAAGAGAATAACACCTTCATTATAGGATGTTTAATTCTCGCGAGAAAAAATAGAGAGGACTAATTAGTCCTCTCTAAATCTTGTGTTAGTGCTCTTTTACTTTCTTACTAAACAACTTGTCGAAATCGACACGCTCGTAGAAACGATGAATCGCTCGAATCTGATCGCCAGCTTCTTCCATGCATTTACCACCAACAATCGAACCGATCAAAGTAGCTCCGATCAGCATAGAACTCTTCCTAAATACTGATGCAGTAGCTGGAATGAATGCTCCAATAATAGTGGCTGCAGTTTCGTAACCAGCAATCGATCCAACGATACTTCCTACGGCCTCGATAATTTTCCAGTTCATAATAGTTCTCCTTTCAAGAGAATAACACCTTCATTATAGGGTGTTTAATTCTCGCGAGAGTAATTCAATTCGATCTTCCAAAGCCGAAATATTTTTATCGAAACGTACTAGGTCTTCTTCCGAATACCAATACTCGTCTCGAGCTTTTGTCAACGTGTCCAATGCATCTTGATATATGTTTATTAGTGAGTGGAGTTCGAAATCCGAAAGCTTAATCATAGTGGCGACTTACCTTTCAAGAGAAAAAATAGAGACGCTAAGAATTCTTAGCGTCTCTAAAGACATGCGCGAATTGTTAGATCGCAGCCTTCACAGCTTCTTCTGCAACTTCAGGAAGGACTTCCTTAGCAGCCTCGGCGACCTCAGAAACCTGTTTTCCCTTTCCCGAGCAGATTGCCCAAGCCACCAGAGCGACACCAGCGATGCCTGCTCCAGCAACAAGAACAACCTTAGCGGGGAACGGAATATCAAACTTCTTATCAGTCTTCTCCTCGACTGCCTCGTCCGTCTTAACCTGAACGTTCTTCTCGTCAGCCATGGTAAACTCCTTTCAACTAAATATACCATGTCATTATAGGATGTAATTTTTTCGCGAAATTGACTAGTCTTCTGGCGGATATTGAAGACTGTATGATGTACACAGGATAGCCATTTTAGTATGATATTCCTCGGTCAATTGCCATCTCTTTTGGACGTAGTCTTTTCTGATCATATCTCCAAATGCATTCTTAGCCAACTCAGGATCGTCTTCTTCCAACCACAAAGTGTTGTTGTAGATGGTGTTTGGACGACCGGATACAAAAACCTTTTCTGGTCCAAGACGTCCTTGCAAAGTTGCTACATATACCTTAGTATCAAGCATATTCACAGTTAAAGTGTCAAAATATCCGCCGTTTACGAATTTTCCGTCAACCAGAAGATAGCAATACATAAGAACCTCACAAAAAAAAAGAGATACTAAGAATTCTTAGTATCTCTTTCTGGGCTAAACTGTCTTAAAATTTCTCAATCCACCACAGAATTTTCTCTGCATCTCCTACTTCATCAAGAGCTTGATTAATCGCTTGTGTTGCTTCAGTTGCGGTCTCAAAACCGGTTGTGTATGCACTTGATACAGATCCCTTTGGAGCATTCATCACGCGAACAAGATCGTGCGCCGCTTTCTTTGAATCAGATCCTTCGAACCTGATAAGGGCGGCGTGATTGTTTGCGCAAATCGGTCCAAAGTAATGCCTGTATACAGCATAAGCGCCAATTCCAATACCGACTCCCAAGCAAATAAGCTCAGTTTTGTGCTCGTCGAAGAAATGCATAATATCCTGCTTCTTCATGAGGGTTCTCCTTTCGATAGTTCTTAACCCTTCATTATAGGATGTTTAAAATTCGCGACGAAAATCTGGAGAAGGAAGCGTATAATAATCAATAGCCAAACATGGTTTTCCGTTCGGAGCGACAAGAGACTTAATATCGATATCTAACAGTTTGCTAATGCTCCAACCTACAAGATGGCCGTCTTTTACTTGATTCTCGCCGACAGTAAGGAGCCATTCGTTCTTATCAGCATACATGTCTCCGATAAGAACCTTGTTGAAATCATTTACAGCAGCTCTGATTTTTTCTTTATCACTCCAAAAATATTGACCAGTGATCGTGTCATAGCAAAGTTCCGTTCCGGTACTATAAGTTGGAATAACAACGTCCGTAGAAGAATCAAGTTGATCTTGTGCAATTGCTTCTCGGATCTCTTCGTTCTTATCAGCTCCAAGAATATCAATGACTTTCTGCTCGTATGTATTAAGAGCTTTCTCAGTCATAGAATATGCACTGCTAAGCGCTGCAGTTCGAAGAGCACTTACTCGATTTGATCCGATAAAGCATGCAATTGTGAAGGCTCCCATTACGGCTGCAGGAATATAGCATTTCCAAGTTGCCTTTACGGTGTCGCGGATTCCCAAATATTCAAGCTTATGGCTAATAACGGGCTCTCCTTCCATGCTATACATCTCGTCATGATCGCATCGTGCCTTATCCAAATATGCGTCATCAATAAGATCAAGCGCTTTTGGGGTTGCTCGTACTGCAAATACAACAGTCGATCCGATTCCAATAATTCCGAGTCCTGTTAGAATTGCTGGGGAATGCTTCTCCATGCCGCTCCTAATAACATCCAAGTTTACCATACTGTTCTCCTTTCAAGAGAAAAACAAAGAGGCCAAGATTTTTCTTGACCTCTATTTGACTAGATTATTCTTCTATTGCACCAAGCATCTCTAGATTCTCATAACAATCGTCCCATCCTTGATCATATCCAAGTTGATACTGTTCATTGATTTTGGCATCAATACGATTCTTGATGCACCAAAATGCGAAAGTAATACCAATTGAAATCACAAGGACAAATTCCCAAAAGTATTGATCTTCAACAGACATGTACATAATAGACTCCTTTCATTGTCCAGTCTATTATACCCTGTACTATTTCTGCGAATATGACTCGAATTCAGAAGGAAGAAGGACGTCAAGTTTATGGAGCTTGATAATCTTAGCTAACCGCTTCTCGTCGATAGGAGTCGTAATCCCTCCGTTACGAGAAGATCCCCAGTAGTGTCCGTCCTTATAACCGATAGTCATTTTGGGATCGCTAATATGGCAAAGACTTCCGACAACCTCTTTGTCTGAATAGCTTTTGTATAGTGGTTCGAAAGTGATGTTACATTTGTTTTCTTGCATCGTCTCTCCTACGTTTTACTTCTTGCAAATATAACTCATAATAATATAGGCTTGCTTCTTTGGTAGTTCTTCCCGATTCTAGATTATAAACGGTTTGCCTGGTAACGCCCATATCGGCGGCACAGACTTGCGGACTCAACCCAAGACTAAGCCTTAGTTTTCTTAGATCTCTTGGATTCATTGTTGCGTCCGTCTTCTGTGTAATTTACTGGCTTTCGACTATCTTCTTTAACTGGGTTGTGTAAACATTCGTTACATGGATCTTCCCATTCATCTACATCTGAGTGTTTACAAGTTTTGCAATATTTGTTAAAATCTACTATATGCATCATGAGTTGTTCCTTAGAAACTTGAAAAATAACCAAACGAGCCATAGTCCGCCGGTAATAACGGTCATGATCATATCAAAGCAGAAGTGTAAAAATGTGTATCGTTTCATGGTGTTACCTTTACTGAGCAGTCACTACAACATGGTGGACAAACATCGATGGATTGAAAAGTAAACCGTAGATTAGAATTCCAAGCAGTACAATAATGAGCAGAGCAGCAAGAATCCCAATGGCCCATAGCAAAACTTCACCAATCATCTCCAGGATATCCCGGATCATATAGCGCTTCATATGATTAGTCTCCATTCTTTGAAGAAAATACGCTACGAAGCAGAGCCATGATAAGCCAAATTGCCGTGACAACGTAAATGTTAAACTCGATCGCAACGCCGGCCATATTTAGTAACCAGACAATGCCCCAAAGAATACCGACAGTAATCCCCCAAGAGAATGCCCAGCCTATTATCAAACCAGCAATAATGACAATAATTGCAAGCATTAAAAACCTTTCTACTTAGAATCCTTGATCTTAGCCTCAGAGACAAGTTTTGTTGATATAGCGGTTCGCGGCAGAGGTCGATCCGAGAATTCGCTTCATAATCGCGTACATGATAGCCAGATTCTTGTTATCAGGATCGTCCATTTTACGCTTTACGACTGTCTTCTTGCCGTCTTCCCAGAACACGATAGTCGCTGGTCCGTTAAAGATAACATGGTCAACATCAGGTGGATTTTTGCCATAAGCGGTCCTATAAAAATTAGAAAAACTGTTCGACAAATTGTCCATTTTAGCGAAGTCATTGGTCATTCTAATTCTCCAAAAATATAATCGTCACATACGTTATCAAAAGGACATAGAAACATCTGTCCGTGTTTAAAGCATTTATAGCTATTACCGCGAATCATAATGCAATATCGGCATTCCCAACAACAGGGACCCCCGAAATTGTGTAAATCCTTGGCTACTTCGCCCACTCGCATAACCTCATCGTTGTTTGTTTTCAGCATCTGAATCTCCAGTTGTCAGCACTTCAGGCCTCATAAAAGGATCCATCCCAGTAGTGCAAAAATGTGTAGCGTTTCATTTAAAATCGTCCCATCGTAAACGGAGAAGCGGAAGTTTCCTCGTCCATTAATCCTTTGACATAGTTTATTTTTTCAAGGATTTTTACCAATTCTTTACTAAAAGCTTTGAAATCACTTTCGATTTTCTCCTGATCGATGTAAGTAGTATTATTTAGGAAGTCCTTTCCAACACGTAATCCCAGACTGTTCATGGTCGATTGAATATCCCTCAATTTGTCAATTTTTTGTTCCAGTTCAACTTTCTTATTTTGGTATGTCACAAGAAGTGCGTTCAAATCTTGAAGATCTAAATTAGCCATAGCCATTAAAAATCACTTTCCTTTAGCTTATAATAATCCATAATAGTTTCGCATTTAGCAAGCATCTGATCCATCCTAGAATACCAATGACGTTTCTTCAGATCCTCTTCACCGTTCTTCTGCTTATATCGCATCTGGTACTTAATAATGTTACCCTGACAGAAATATCGAGCACCATCAATTCCGAGGGATTCAACAATAGCATCAAAAGATTCGAACGGTCCAACCATCTCATAGTGATTAGGATGATTTACTGAATCAGATGCACAAGAATTCGGTTCGTCGAAGTTTTCCTCCTCTACAATCTTTCCGACAAACTTGAAAGTTTGATCTCCACGTATATGTTCGAGAACATAAGTTCGTTCTATAAATTCCGGATTGGCCCTAGAGGGATAAGTCCTTATGCATCTAAAAAACATTTCGTATTTCGGATAAGGTTCGACGTTCGTTACTATGAAATAATTAGTAATACTTTGAAAGTCCTTATGCATAGAAATCGTAAAACGTTTTGCACGATCATCAAAGCATATAAGAGATGCATCTTTTAAGAACGTATTTTCTATGAATTCTACGAATTTCTTTCCGCATTCGAACATCTTGATAGAGTCATAAACAGTTTTGCTAGCAAAATCAAAGAAATATAGCTCATCTTCTTTAACATCAGTAATTGTATAAGTAACCTTGAAATTGTTATATTTTTTATCGATTACCTCTACACGCTTCATCGCTTCTATTTGCTTTGTCGGTAGCATTATTCCATAATGTTCAAAATCTAAATCCAGTCTATAGGTTATTCGCTCAACCCCTTCGCTTAGCCTTTCATACTTGGTACCATTTACTGGGTATTTATATTCTGGATTATGCACTTTTAAAATGAAAGTACGTTTTTCGTGATCCGATATGATCCGAATTATCGGTCCAAAGTTTTCGCGATAATAGTCAACAGCTTTGTTTTTAATCATAGTGAACAGTAGTACATTCATAATAATTCCTTTCTGATTTTTACACTTCTACCTCGGGATAGCCGTGACGTTCTACCCAACCACCATTCTCATACTCGAAATTCTTTGCATGAGTAATATCGGTTGTGTAATAACATAACAGTTTATCATGGCAAGCACTGCATCGTCTGTCGCATTCATACAACACTTTATCGTTCTTTGGGTCTTCAGTGATTTCTCCAATATACGTGTAACTAAGGGTTATTTCCGGAACCGTATCATCTGTATACCCCTTAGCAGAAACAAGATCGACTTGGAATATAAAAGTTCGTTTTTCTTCATTCTCGATTATTGAAACTCGTTTCACAGGTTCGTAGTTGATTCGACCTACAAATGTGATTGAGAAACCAGAGGGCGTACCATACAAAGGCTTAATGCATATAACTTGACAATCATCCTCTACAAAGGTGTTTAGAATATGAAGCATACACTTGTTTATGGTTTTTCGGGTTTCTTTATCGCTCATTCTTATTCTCCCTTTAATGGCTACATTTCTGTCTCAGGACAGTTGTAACGTTCGAACCAAAGACCGTCTGCACACTCGAAATTTTTTGCATGAGTGATATCTGAGGTATAGTAACAGTCTTTATAGCAAGTCCCAGAGCAAGCTCGTCGGTCACATTCATATAAGATCCGACCTTTTTCTGGATATTCAGTAAGCTCTCCTTCGTATAGATAATGATCAGTTCTTGTTAGAAACCAATCATCAGCATAGCATCCGTTATAACCAGTACGAATTTGAAATAGAAAAATCCGATCTATTCCCTTATCTTGTATGGTAACCTCTGTAGAATTTATCCAAGGAACGTATCCTTCATAGACGATTGAGAACTCTTTAGACTTATCATTAAACGGGTTAAGTTTAACGACATGACAATTGTAATCAATATACGCTTTTAAAATTTTGTCCACGCATTTATCGATGATCCGCTTTTCTGGGATACTACTCATTCTTATTCTCCTCGATCCTTGCGATCATCTTGTCCAAACGTTCATTAATAACGTCATAATCCATGAGGGAGTTGGGAACATCATAATGAGCTGCCTGCAAAAGAAATACACAGGTTATAACGTCCATTACCTCATTGTTGAGATCTACTTCGCAGTTTTTAATGTTATATTTGTTTTTGTCAGCTGGATAAACCATATCATTAGCCGCTTCTGATACACGAATAAGCTTCATAGCTGTCTTGGTTACTTCAGAAGATTCCTCCGCTAATAATTCCAAACAACCTCTTGGATCAATGTGTTCGTGCAATTTACGAACTTTCCCTTGAATATTACGATACTCGATAGCGTCCATTAGAACTCCTTTAATAGGTTGTCATTTATGCTATATATCCTTTATCATTGAGTGGTTCAGCATCTGGATCAAGCTCTACCATTGCATCATGAAATCCAGCGTCATAGCCTTGCTTATAGGCATCTTCTTTAAGCTTCTGTATTTCGTCATATCTAAAAAAGGATTGCATCAGTCGATTTTTTACATCATTGGTTAAATTTCTTTGCTTTTCGGGAGTCAGTTCCTCAGTTTGATATTTGTAGATTTGCATAGTGTCCAATACTACCAAACTGGCGATCAGAGTTAGTTCATTATCGGAATTATCAGTGTTTCTTATAGTTACCCCGATTTTATTCTTTAGAGATCGCATCTTTATAAATCACCTTTGCCTCTGGCATCTGTTCACCTGTAAGAATTGCACGAGCGATCGGTTCGTCCGTTGGTTCAAAGCAACTACGAAAAGCTTCTCGATAAAGATTTGTAGCATCTGCTTTTCCGGTAATAAAATCAGAATAAGGAAGAGTTTTAATCCAATCGCAGAAATCATGCCACTCGTCAAGCTTGTGATTCTTTCGAGAATTATAAATATTCGTGAGAACTTCATAATTCAACATTACTGTGCGCTTCTGATTATAAGAGCTAGGCAGAAGCTGAATCATTTGCCACCAATACTTCTTATCTTTCGTCTCAAGATAGGCGCTTCGATATGTGTTTAAACCGTTAATGGTCAATTCAAGAATATCTTTTGGCCAGAAGGTAGTAGCATATTTAAAATGTGTGTATTTCGCATCATCCGCATAAGTATCATAAGGTTCAGCGACAAGTTCACCATTGTCCGAATCTGGGTCTGGATTTTCAACCAAATGCTCGTGACTAAAATCGTCAAACGTAAACTCTTTAGCCTGAATTTTATGCATCGTGCTGCAAGAGTTTGCTACTGTACCAACCTTATAGGTATCGAATTCTTTCCACCAATATAGTGGTGCGGTAATATCGCAATAAACCACGATCATACGCATGAACTTGCGATGATCGCTACCAGCAGCACAAAGACGATGCATGAGCTCTATATCATTATCGCCTATAACAAACCCGTCATGTTCCAGGTTATAGGCACAATTGTTTCTATTCTCATTGCATGAATGGCAAGCAACCTCTTTATAGCAAATGCCACTATCACTCTTATCCCAAGAATTCTTTGGGTTGCGCATGCCTCGAATAGCTGCTTCCCAACCGTAAGTTTCGGTTTCTTCGATTTTAATCATCGTAACTCCTATACAAAATAGATGTTGGCTCTGGCAAAGAAACACACCAATCAGTTTTTAAACGATTATCGACAAAATGATCATATGTTTCAAAATTCTCCGTAGTTAGTGTAAAAGACCAATCAAATGCCAAATCTCGATAGTAAGGCTTTATGCCGCAAAAGTGTTTAAAGTCGAATACTGAAACACGTCCATATTTAAATAGGATAGCATTCCACCATTCAATTAATTCGTTTACATCTTTAGCACTACCAACTTCAAAGTAATATCGTTGATCGTTCATTATTCGATACTTTCTTTCAAACCATATAGGGTCTTTTGATCTAAATTATATTAGCGATCCTCCAAAATAGATTCAGGTTTCGGTAAATTGAGTACCCAATAAGATTTTACATGATGAGAATCTTGTTTAATGCACATTTTAAAGTTATCCGTAGTTAGTTCAAATGACCAAAAGTTTCCAAAATCTTGACAATCATTATCGAGGTCACAACATTCTTTAAAATCAAATACCATAACTCGTCCATATTCAAATAGTGTATTATTCCACCATTCAATTATTTTATTTACAGCTTTGTCAGTGTCAACTTTAAAGCTATATTGGTCTTTGGAACTCATTGATTATCAAATCCTTTCTATTAGTTGCTATAAGTAGTTGTAGTTTTCTCAACATAATTATATGGGCCTGATGAATATCTACGCTCAACTACTGTGGTATTACTAAACTTTGCTTCAAAGAATTTACAGCCATTAGGGCAACTACAAACCAAAGGAGCATTACCCCTGGTTCGATCGCTCATCATCCAAGCTCGACAGACGTCTCCGTGAACGCAAGAAGGCATTATATTTCCAATCTCTAATAATTTCCTCAACATAGTCCATAATCGTATAAACTGCAGCAAGAAGGACTATAATAGCCATTGAAGCGACAATCGTGGTTAGACTAACCAAACATATTAATTTAAGAATTGTAAATAAAGATTCCATAAAATCCCCCTTTTTTTTAATCGATTAATTCTTCGATAAAAAACTTAATTGCCATGCATGCCAGAACAAATAAAATAATGGCTAATGACACAATGCTTACTACCATACTAACATAGACTAATGTTAGAAGAATCGTTAATAATGTTTCCATATATTTAATCCCTTGCTTAATCTGTAAGTTTTCGATTTTTGAATTTATCTTCCATTTGACGACAACGGTCTTTTTCTGCTTTGTTGCGTTTCCACATTTCATAATCAAAAATAACAATCTGTATTACACAACGTATCATTACGAATAGACCTAGAAAAGATGCGATTGTCAGAATAACCAGCATAATTTCAAGCATTTTATTCGACATTATCTTTGATCTCTTTCTCTAGAATATAGATGGCCGTATCAGGCCAATCCTCATCAGACAATAAATCTGATTTGAAAACAATCCAACCATCGTCGAGACACTCTCTAAGATAGTCGGCATTTACTAGTTTATTGTTATTCCAAAACACCCATACTGCTTGTTGCTTGATCATGCTTCAATTTCCCTTTCTAGAATATAAACATTGGAGACTGCCTTGCCCTCATGGTTGTACAGATGGTCCATCCGTTTGACGAACCAGCCTTCTCTTAATGCTTTGACGAGATCGTCGTATCCCCAACATCCGTTGCCGTTGTAATGTATCTTTACCGCACGCTGCTTAGTCTTCATCTTCAAACTCCCACATCAGATAGTTGTACCAAGGATTATCGTTTTCGAACATTTTACTGTAGCAATCGTTTTCGTTTGTAAATATATGCGAATGTTCATAATTATAAAGTCGTACGTAAACTGAATCGACCATAAGGCGTTTTCCAAGTCGATTTAGTAATTTGTTCAGTTCTTTGAATGTGTCTTTATAATAACGATCCCTCAAATTGCCATCGAGAACAAGAAAGTATCGACTTTGAGTTTTGAAATCTTCTACTCGATTATAGAACTCGTCGAAATTTTGCCACGAATCATATCCGGCAGTTTGAATTGTATAAATATTCATAGACTTTTCTGAACCAGTCACCTTTGGAAGATGATCGATTACAGTCTGTAGAATATAATTCTTCTCAGCTTGGGTTCGTCCAGGAACGTCTAATTCGATCAAACCTTGAATATAAGTCCAATTACTCATTCCATAGATCCTTCCGCTTACGAGCCACGTCATCCATCTGTATGCATAGTTGTCGCGCATAGTCGGAAATTCCGGCTAGTTCATATCCGTTTAGCATTGAATCCTCCATAATTATCTCGAAGGTTCGTTGCGAAATATCAACGTATCTAGCTGATTCATTTGTTGCACTGGAGGAAATTTTTACAGTGTATTCCATTATAGACCTTCTTCCTTCAGAATCTCAGCAACTTTATCGTCCAAGCCCATATGGCTAGCAATGTTAAACGCTCGTCCAGGCTCTAATGCAATAGTCCCACCATCAAAAGGAGTTTCTGCAAACCACCGTTGATCCTTTACCGCATAAATTAAAGTTACTAATTTACATGAAGCAGAATTCTCACAGACTTTGTAATTCTTCAATGTGAAATTAATGCCCGAAAGATTTCCATCTCGATCATAGAATTTGTTAACCGAATAGTCAGAATGATTCATGCTAATGTCCACCCTTAGCCTCCTTACGAGATTCAATCTCATCAAGCAATTCTGCGGCGTCATCCATCGTCATATCTTCATAGACCTGGGACTTTCTACGAATGCCGTTCGCACCATCAATATGGTATCCGAGTCTTACGTCATTTATAAGAGATTCGTATGTGGCTTTTAGATGCGCAAGTCGAGGTTTGATTTCATTAATGCGTTTAGACACTTCGACTTTTTTATCCATTCGCTCGTCATAAATCGACATGTATTGTATATAATCATAATACACGTTTTCCAAAACCCAATATTGTTTATTGAGATTTTCTAGTTCTACCTCATAGCTCTTGATAATGGCTTTCAACTCACTCGGTTTAATATCGATTTTCATGGTTATCTCCTTTCAAAGAAAAAGAGAAGAGCTTATATTTCTATAAACTCTTCTCCGCGATAAACTAAAGATTATCTCGTTCGGCCCTCAACTCATTAACACGAGTCTCGTACTTATTGTACTCCGTCTGATAACGGTCAAGCTGGATCTTGTACAGATCAGAATCGATAACCCCCTGGCAATTCTCCTTGAGGGTTTCAATCTGATCTTTAAGATCAAACTGAAGACCGTCATAGTAGCTCACAAGCGTTGCGATCTCGTTTCGTGTAAGTTTCATTCCGACTCCTTTCAAAAGTCTTTATATGTCATTATACCGTGTATTTTTTCTGCGATTATTCAATTAAACATGGTACTAACTTAGAACATGTTCTGCGCCAAACATATTGAGGAGGACGACCGTTTTCGTCTTCTACAACAAATAAATGATGACAATATGGACAATGGATAGTGTATAAACGTTTGTTACTAGAGTATAAGTTATCTTCAATCATATGTTTTATCTTTCAATACAAAGAATCAATACTATAACGTCCGTAGTCCATAATTGGGATTGGGTCAGGAGGAAGAGCTTCGTTTGCCGTAGACCATACAACCCTAGCAGTTTCCTCATCATAGTCTACTGATTCGACTTCGAACATTCGACCTTTGAACCGTCCTCGATTGGCTGCGACCAAATCTCCAGGCTGCAATTCACAAAAGCTGTAGTAATCCATTATTCGTCAATCCCCTTTTTATCGTGTGTTGTTGATCCTTCTGTAGGATTCTTACTAACCTCAGATGTACATTCAAGTGACATGGATTCTACTTCTTTTGTTAGACCATGCCTGGCTACGATATCATATACCTTCGGTAGACTTATTTCCTCATGATGCTTATCGAATCCAAACCATTCGTTCCTATCAGGACCATAATAAATACTAGATCCGTTTAGAAATTCAAATTGAATCCTTGATACGTGGTCCGGGTTTTCTTTCCAAATCTTTGTTGTGTACTGATTCATGGTTACTCCTTACCAAATGCTTGAATCTTTGGGATCGGGAAGCGTTAAAGCATAATATCCGCATTCGTCAAGCTTAAAGTAATCCATAGTTAACGGATTGAACCACTCTAAATAACTGTCATAGGGAAGTTGGATAGAAAACAGACCTTCTAGATCAGCCACCGTTACTCGTCCTTTGTGGGTTAATTTCGAATTCCACCAATCGATAAGAAATTTGGCATCATAATAGGTAAATAAAAGCTTGTCGTTCATGGTTACTCCTTACAAGTGTCTAATTATCCGTGTGAATTAAGGTCTAAATCATTCGATTCCTTTCAATAGCTTTTTTAATTCTGCAACGGTCCCGTCTCCACAACACCTAAATTGCTTAATTTCTTCAGGGCGTTGAATGTTTAACTTGTCTAAGAGTTGTTGTAGAGTAAGATTGTCGTACTCTCGTTTAACACTATTATACCATTTGTCATACTCTTCTGATCGTGCTTTACTACTTGCTGATTTGTAGACAGGATATCTTTCTTTTTTGTTCAAAAAAGCGAATAACAACTGTTGATACAGCCTTGACCGAACTTTTATTTTTGTACCTTCCAAATCCTTCATTAACATAGTGATACTCCTTTCAATAGTTGTAAAATATTTTTACAAAAAAGCAAATGGTGAGATAATACTACTTACCAGAGTCTACGACTCAACCATCTGAAAAAATATAAGAAGATAATCGTTCGTACGGTTTGACTCTTAATCTTCATCGCGAACTTTACCATCGCAGAGAATGACTCAATTATCTCCTTCTATTATACCGTGTGAAATTTTCGCGAATAAAAAAAGGATATGGCGTATAATCTACGCGGCATATCCTTTTCGGGAGTCGTTCTAACAAATACTAAAAATACTTCAACTAGAATTTCGGAATAAACATCGGTGCTTTACCAGTTAAAGCGATCTCGTCTTCGATCTTCTTGATAGCTACGATGCAAAGTAACGAACCGCCGATCTTGACGAATTCCTTAGCAATGCCAGAGAAATCAAAGTCCAGCTTAAACTTCTGGTTACTCTTAATCCTCTCGAGCCTCTCCAAGCTATCCAACATTTTCGTATACTTGTCCGTATCACTATGCTCGTAAGCCATCTCTTCATAAACCGAATTGATCTCGTCGTCCAACGGATTAGCAAAGAACGTCTTAATACCATTAATTGCTTCGGTGAAAATATCCATTTTGCATCCTTTCAAGATATGACTCCTCATTATAGCATGTGTTAATTCTGCGTCTTATTGACCGTCACTACGAACTTATCGTTCTTAGCCAACGAGGGGAGATCCTCATGCAGAACAAGCTGATACTTGTCCTCATCATTCTCGTCCTTAGACTCGTCGACAGTAAGCTCGCCCTGACCGGTATAGTTGTTAGAAGAAATATGAAGAATAGTACCGAGGAAGGTTACTACAGCAGTAATGACACCAGCCACAACATCAGGATAAGGTAGAGCAGGAAGTCCACCCTGGACCAGAACGCCGCTAATGGCCAAATACAGAGTAGCAATAGCAGGAAGAACAATGTTAGTAACATACTTAGCAACCTTATACGTCTTGTCGTCAAGAACCATAAAATTTCTCCTTAAGAATTCCTAATAGGAAGTTTCTTTAACTCGTTGGCTACTTTACTACCCGATCCGTTTCCACCGTTTTCCACGTATGGCTCATACAGATATGTAAAGAAGTTTTCATACTCGTCCTTCGTAATATAACCGCGTTCGATATATGTCATACCGAGGGTAATAATACGATCATGGGCGAGTCCGATAAGTAGTTTCTTCTGTGCCTCTCGATTTTGAGCAGCGATCTCTTCTCGAGCACGCTTTTCCTCTTCCTTCTGGTCCATACGCTTCATAATAACGCTCCAGAACCCAGAAGATGCAATAATAGCACACGCAATAGTAACAACACACTGAGTTAAGTCCATCCCTGTTGCGTG